CTGAACCGGAGAGGCCACAGGCCGGGGAAGGCGTCGTTTATGCGGCGGACGTGCGGCGGGTAAGAGTTGCCCCGCCCATGCATTATGACTCTACTGAACCGCGCAGTCTGTCAGGTGTCTGCGCGGAGAGGGAATGCTGAAACCTGACTGCGCCCGGAGAAAGTCTTGTCAAAGCGCTTTCGGACAGGGGTTCGACTCCCCTCAGCTCCACCAATGAGAAAGAAAGCCCGCATCCCTTGTGGTTGCGGGTTTTCCTTGTATTTATGCGGTTTGCGGATTTTTTCGGCGCGACAAATTTGTCGGAAAGCGGTACAGAAAGTTTTGTTCAGGTCCAAAAAAAACCGATATTTTTCGATATGAATTTCGATATGAAAAACCAGCCCCATTATTGAGGCTGGTTTTCTTTATCCCCGTTCCTCACACCACCACACCGTTTCTCTTCTGGCTCCCGCCACGGCGGCCTCCTCATGGGTCATCAGTATGTCAACGTGTTTTCCTATTACACCCACGTCCAGGGCGATGTATGTTTTGTCTCCGATGATGACTGTGCTGCCGGTCGGTATCACGTCCGGGTCGGTCGCCACGCAGGAGCCGGGATATACCCACTGGCCGCTGGCGGTCAATACCCGGCCGAACTCGTCCTGGTTCATGTGCGCGTACTTCTCAACGCAGTCTGCACAGTAGCCGGTAATGATGCAGTCCTCCAGCACGTTGCTTTTTGCCTTGACGGCTTCCAGTATGCGTTCCGACTCATCGGGATCCTCTTCTACGATTGTATCATGGCTGTCAACATCTTCGCCCCACTCCACCCGTAGGACGGTGTGCGGCGTGTCCGCGCTGGCTCTCCACGGGGTGATCAGCGCAAAAATCAACAGCGCCAGCAGCATGAACTCCAACAGGAAGTGCGTCTGCTCCCGACGCACAACGCGCCGGTACTCTGCACGCATGGCCACGAACGGTCCGGGGCATAATCCGAACTCCCCAGCACGGGCAATGTTCTCGCTCATTGTTTTATAGACTATCTGTTCCCTTCTTGTCATTGGTTTCCTTCTCCTCGTATAGCGGACACCCGCAGTTTACAAAATCGGCGCAATACGGGCTGTCCCCGTTGAAGCACGCCCACGTCCATTCCTCGTGCCATTTGCAGCCAACACAGCATTTGCTTTTCATGCCCTCACCTTCTTACTCAGTCTGTTCCAGCTTGCCGTAGCGGCACTCTGGCTCCACCCAGACAAGGTGAACCCACAGCTCGCGCAGCGCACATAGTACCGTTCCGGCACATAAATACCGATTTTGCGCTCCCCGCTGTCTCTTCCGCAGTGGGGACATACCTCCAGTTTCCCGCTGGGTTTTCTGTTGTACTGGTTCACTGCTCGTCCTCCTTCGGCAGAATAACAACACCAGCGAGTTCCCCGGTGTCAGTGAAATATTCCGCGCCACAGCAGGTCTTGAAGATATGGGCGTGCCACATAGCTGCGTCCTCCCCATAGACGAGGCCGATAACTCGTTCCGGTTTGCGGAAATCTCCGGTCTGTATCATCAGCGCCGCCTTATGTCGCTTCTTGTCATCAGGTAGTTTTTGTATGCAGTTCCCCTTGTTGGGGGGAGGACCGTCCAAGGGCTTGTTGGGCTGATAGCCTCTCCCATTGTCTTTTGAAATAAGGGCAAGAAATGCGGCAAATCCGCAAGCCAAAACGATACCGACAAGGATTCCCAAACCAGTTCCCATTATGCTTTTCTCCTCACATAGTCACGATTCTTGTCCCCAGCGTTTTTGACGCCGGGGAGTTGATATACTCATCGAAGGTCATTCCATCCTTAAACACAGGCTCCGTCCAGTCTCTACCGCACACATAACACTTGTGGTAGATCTCCGTTCCGTGGTCTTGAATAAGTCTCAGATTATGCTTTAGGCAACACGCCTGTGGAGTATGCCTTTCAATCTTTGCTTTGATTATGCCCTCCGCAACTCTCTGCCAAAACACCATACGGTCGTCCTCTGTGCGGCACCAGATAAATCGTCCATTTCCACCGGAGCCTCCTGAACCGGGCGTACATACACCGGATCCATGCTCGCAGCCGGCACCACCATTAGCGATGTATGCCGGACCAACTCCACCTGCTCCGCCTGTTCCGCTGTTCTTTATCATCCCAAATACTCCCTCCACTTTTTATCCAGCCCCTTCGCCCGCAGTGTCCTGCCATTCATGGTGTACTGCCGCACCCGCAGCATAAAGCTTTCCTCGTGGCAGCGGTCGCAGTATCCGTGTATGGCTATGTCCTTCATGCGGTTTCTCTGCTGCTCGTGTGTCAGGTACACGATGTACTCCGCCTCCATCTCCTTGATGCACTTGGGGCACAGTTTGGCAGTGCAAACCGTCCAGATGGCCTTATCCATGTGCGCTCTCTTTGTTGCGCATCCAGTGTTCCATGCTGACGACCGCGCGGAGCACATCTTCGGGGATATTACGAGCACTACTATCTGTGGCGACAATGTTCTTCCCGATGTACCGTGCGTAATCGTACTCCAGCCGTACGCCCCTGCTTGCCGCCCATCCGCTCTGAAAAAGCACCACGTCCGCGCTCTCCAGCATGGCAAAGCATATACGCATATAGTCGGCCGGCTTCATACCCTCCGGAAGCTCTGCCGGGTTCAGGACGGTGTGCCCATTTTCCTGAAGCATAGCCGCCGTAGCCTTGAACTGTGCCTTATAGTTCGGGTTTCCCGTGATCCTTCCAGCTATGTAGATTTTCATTTCTCCATTTCCTCCTCCAGTTTGTCCAGCGCCTTTCCGCTGAGTTTCCAGCGGTCAACACCGATGTCCCGCGCCTCCAGCAGGCCAAGCCGCACCACGTCAGGGGCTACCTTGCCGCCGGTAGCGTCGGACACTCTCTGCGCCCAGCCCAATTTTGTTCTCTGCTGGTAGGCTTGCAGCCGTATAAAAACCTCCCGCTTGATCTCCGCCATTGAGCCCTTTGGCTTAAACGGCGTGGCGGGTTCGGTCGGCTGCGGTGCTGGGTCTGGCTGGGCTTCGCTTTCATCGCGCTGTTCGCTTTCCTCCTGTACCTGCACAAACGCGCCAATGGGAAGTATATCGTCCTTGTTGAGTATTTTTATCGCCGGTACGCCCTCCGGTGCGACCGTATAGATGGTGTCCTCATTCTCCACGCCCAGCGCAGGGAACTCCTCAACCGCGTAGGACGTGACCTCCTCCGGCAGCACCAGCACGCCCCGCACCAGCCCCTCTATGATATGGTTGGTTACGCCCTGCGCTATCTGCATACCGCCCTTCACGCGGACGATCAGCACCTTTCGTTCCGTCATTTCTGCTTCTCCTTTCGCAGTTCATTTACGGCGTCTACAAGCTCATTGATCTTGCGCTTTTCGGGAGTGTCCATCCAACTTTCGGGCAGGAACTCAATCTCTTTCACCTTTTGTGCTTTTTGTACTTCGCTTGCGTTCTCCCACCGTCCGATGCGCTTATAGCCCTTGAAGCCGTTTTCCGCCTCGTACTTGGTGATGCAGTCCTCCTCACCGTCCGTAAAATGTACGATCGGCTCATAGAACCCACGCTCCCGGCATTTCTCGCACCGGCAGATGCTCTTGATGTACCCCACCCGGCCATCCACAGTCTCCACAAAGTCTCCCTCGCGCAGGTACTCCGGCATCATCAACAGTTTCGTGGAGCTCATCTTGTCGAGCTCATCCTTTTCCGCATATCCGCAATCCCTGACCGCTCTTAGCCACGCAAAATCGTACTTGCCAATGCGAGTAAAATTCTTCGGCAGATCCTCTATATTGCCACTCCAGCCCGTCTGCGTCCCATCGTCCCACTTGAAAATGAAGCTGTGAAACCGCCCTGGCCTCTGGTAAGACGACACATATCCGGTAAGCGTCTTGGAGGATGTGCCATCGGCACGTTCCAACCTCACATAATCTCCCATATGAAAGGTGTATATCATTTCTGCTCGACCTCCTTCAGCACTTTCTCCGCCTTCTCGCGGGTGAGGAAAACAGTTCGACCAATGGCAAACCGCAGGGGCGTGATAGCCGGCGCAAGGGTGTCCGTAGCCAGAACCGCGCTCACTCCCGGCTTTGAAAATCCGTTCACTCTGAACTCAATAGCGGTTTTCTCTACGACCTCACCGCAAAAGATCGTATATACCTTGGCACCCACCCTGAATGGAAGTACCACCAATCTTTTCTCTTTGCCTGCCTTGCAGATTTCTCGTATCATATCGATCCCACCGCACTCCCCAACAACAGTGCAAAGGTCGCTCCAGTCTTTAATCAACTCAGACACTTCCTCCGGTGTCAGCCCCGTGTCCTCGTAGGCGGCAAGGCAATCCTTGAGGAGATTGCGGCAGTACAGCGCAGTGCAGTCAGCCATCGGCTTACCATGCTTACCCGTCCAATCCGCTTTGCACTTCTGGCAGTCCATCATTGCCTGTCCATCGGTGTCGCGCTTCGTCAGTCGTTTATTCATCTCTGCTCCTCCACATAGCACCAGCTCTGCGGCGCGTGCTTAATATGACCGCCATTTTCGCATGATGCACACCCAAATTCATCACACACTTTGTCTATGCAGTTTTCAAACGGGCGCGAAAACTTGCTCAACTCCTTCGGCGTATCGTAGATTTTCAGGTTGGAGATATGCCAGCCGTAGCCCTTTGCCCCCTTCAGATACTCGTGCATATCTTTGAGGGTAAGGCACGACTGCCGCGCAACATCGTTTGTTGTCGGCTGACCCTCACCTTTTACATAGTAGCTGCCGCCGGGTGAGCGCGTTTCCAGCTCATAAATGCGGTCGCAGATAAACTCGCCAATGATCGTTCCGCCAACCTCCATCTGTACCCATTTATCATTGATGATATGGGGAACAGTTCCTTTTGTCCGGTAAATGTAGCACTTGAACGGTGATTCCAGCTTCGGACGGGTCTTTCGCACCTCGATAGTCTTTTCACCGCTGGCAATCTTCTCGCACCACTTCGGGCGAATGCTTATCATCACGGCCTTGCTCATGCCTTTTCCTCCTGTTTCAATATCCCCATGTCAACACACAGGCCGATCAGTTTGTCATCGTTCAGTTCTACGGCACGCTTCGCAATTTCTGTGAGATAGCCGTTCAGCATAGTAAGCCCGATGCCTATTCCAAAGGCGTTTTCTCTTGCCGCCCGGCTCCTGCTTGCACTCACCGTCCTGTCGATCTCCTCGACCAAATTGTTGTAGTTCATTTTCACTCTCATGGCTGTTCCTCTTTCAGTTCCTTGTGTCGTTTTTGGTGGCAGTTGCGGCACAGCGAAACGAGGTTCTGTGCCTCGTCCCCGCCGCCCTGCGCCACCGGCAGTATGTGGTGTACTTCCATGTTCCCATCGTCAATGGGTATTGCCATGCCGTGCCGGTTGATAAAGGCGTGGAACTCTCCGCAGTCCTGACAGGTGAAGTTGTCCCGATACAAAATGCGGAGCGAATACGGATCCCGTCCACGGTTCCACACCGTCAGGTTGTCGAACTGAGCACGGCACTGGTCGGAGCAGAAGCGGCGCCGTTTGCTTTTTACCTCTCCGCCGCACCACGGACACTGACCGGGCTTTTCGTACTGCGGCTTATCGAAAAACACGTTTTCTGCACCATACATCTTCACAGCTTCGTACAGAGGAGGAAATGGCCTTCGCTTGCCATGCAACTCCCAGTAGCGTTTGTATTTGCTCATTCTTCAATTCCTTTCGGTCGTTCCAACGGTCTATCCATTGTCAATACCTCACTCCGATGTAGTCCAGCACCCTTGCATAGCCCAGTCCGTCTTTCGTGGGCTTCCACAGCCCGTCCGTGTCATACGCCCCGCCGCCGATGCAGAACTGGTAGTGCTTCGGGTGCGTCAGTTTCATGCGTTCAAAGCGGTTGACGCCTTTTTCGAGGTGCGCCCCAAACCCGCAAAACATACATCCCGTCCTCTGGCATCCCGTGCAGTGCAGATTGCAGTCGATCAGCGTCGCGCCGTAGTCGTTCTCGCCGTCGCTGGCCACGATGTCGCCGTACACGCTGGCGTAGGGTAGTTGGTGGTCTACTATAAACCGCAGCACATCCTGCTCCGTCCAGAAACTCATGGGCTTAGATAAGGGACGCTTTCCTTCAAAGGCGTTGCAGCCGGTTTCGCGCCATTTTTGCATCCGCAAAAGACTTTCCTCCGCCATTGTTGCCGTCGCGGGTTTGACATCCGCTCGGTGCTCATAGCTCTTTGCCGGGGACTTTTTCATAATTCCACAGCATTTGTCTGATATGAGAAATGGAGCCGAAAGCAAATACTCCCACTTTTCGCAGTTGTATATGCTTTTTTCCCCATCGGTGCGTAAGACTTCCCCACGCAATAGCTTCATACTTCGGCTCTCCGGTGATCGCCGCGCGGTTTCTATCCGGTGCGCTACGTCTTTACCGATAATGCTGTACCCGTACTTCGTTACCACCTGTCGAATGTTCATCTTCGGGCGTAGACGGTGAAGGTTTACGGTCACGCGGTGAAACTCCCTCCGCAGCCAGTCGGCGTACTCATTGACGAACTTCTGTATCTCTGGATATTCCAGCCCCGTGTTCACAAACACCAGGTTCAGCGGCCATATCGGCGTTCTGTAGCTTGCCAGGTACCGCGCCGCCAGATGCGCCAGCACCGTGCTGTCCTTGCCGCCGGAGAAACTGACGTAGCACTGTCCGCCCCATGCGGTGTACCACTCGTCCAGCTTTTCGTAGGTCAGTATCTCCTTGTCCTGCACGTCCAGCGCCATCAGTTTCTTCGCCGCTTCATTCGTCAGCGGCCGGTTTATCCGTCCCATGTATCTCGTTCCCACTTTCATCACAGGCAGAACTGTAGATAGTCCTGCAAAGTCTTTTTCGCACGGTTCACGCTCCGGCTGACCGTGCTCTTATTTACGTCGTGCACCGCTGCGATCTCCGTCACGCTCATGCCACCATCGTACATCTCGCTCAGGTACATCCACTAATCGTCCGTCAATTTCAGCGCCGCTTTCGGGAAGTTCCGACGCAGCCGAAGCAGGGCGCCGAGGTTCGCGTCCCTGTCCAGCAGCATTTCATCTACCCTGCCACCCAGCACTTCGTCCAGCAGGACGTCCGTCGCCACATCTCCCATCCTCCGCATAGTCACGGTTACACATCCTCCCTGCCGTGGTAGCTCCTAACGAACTCACATTCCGCCTCTGCTGCGTTCACGGGCAGAGTAACGATAAAAGACGCGATGGAGAAGTAGTATCCCCCATTGCCCCCATCAGCGTTGGACTCGATCATACAAATAGCATTGCGGTTGTGCATAATCGTCACTCGCGCCTTGCATCCATAGGTGTCATAATCTTCCCACGGTTCATATTCTATGTCCGATACCGCAGTAATCGCGGCGTCCAGTTTTACCTCCAAGAACTTCGATTCGACCCTTGCGCAGCAGTCCCAGTCCGTCATCTCAACCCGCAGTTTCAACCCGGTATCCAGTTCGATATGCTCCGCGTCCCACGCCACGATCTTCCGGTACAACAGTAGTTCTTTCAACTCATCAAAGCTAATTTCTTTTCTCATTTTCATCCCTCCTTATACCTCGTCACCCCAGCAGTCCCAGCCGTCCACCTGTTGTCTGGCAAACAGCTCGATGCGGGGTATATCTCCCATCAGTTCCACGATCCGGTCTCTCACCTCATCCGGCTTCCTGCTGTGCTCCCGCACGTGGCTCAGCACCACACTGTGTACGCCCTTGTTCACGCGCTTCGGCTTGCCCCTTGTCGCCAGCAGGCACAGCTCCGCGTTGGCCCGGGTCCAGAAACCCAGACCCCAAAACAGCCCGTCCGACTTCCTGTTCTGCTTTACCCATGTAAACGCGCAGGTCTTGTAGGTAAAGCCCCACTTGCGGATCAGCTCCAAGCCTTCCTCCAAACACGGCATAGTCACCCACAGAAACAGTACGCAGTCCTCCGCCGCGATGCCCTGCACCGGCAGCGCCTGTATGTCCTCTTTCTTCATGCAGGCATAGTGGCTTTGCGCTGACTTTTTCTCTGTGCCTTTGGGACTGTACGTTTTGAACGTCCACGGAGGATCCGCGTAAATCACGCTGTACTTCTTATCAGTCTCTAAAATGTCTACTACCATATCCAAAGCACTCCCTCGATCTAACTTGCCGGCCACTTGCTCCCGGCCCTTTGGCAACCGGTAGTCTAATCGCCGTGTCAAGGGAAGCATAAAAACTTTTTCACCCCTATATAACATCCGTGTCAACACCATGCCGCCACCATCGCACCACCGCCGCACAAAGGCCGTACCTTCCCCTCACATATATGGAGCTTGCGCCCGCCGAAATTTTTATTTTTCGACCTCGGCCTTTTGACCGTTTCGTTTTTTCGACCCGGTTTCAAAACCACCCCCCCTACCCCTAACTTGCCGGTAACTTGCGTGAGAAACGCGGATTGGTGTGCCGGAGAGGGGAACATGGGAGCGGGGAGGAGAGTTGCGTAGCAGGGCGAAAAGGCTTTGCCCTTCCGGTTTGTAAACCTCCCCCGGGTTGCCGTCCTGGTGGTGGTCAGGTGGTGCCGGTGGTGTCCAGCGGGTGCCGGTGCCGTCCATTTCCGCCGGATTTTGCAGGAAAAACGCCCGCCGCCGGGGTGCATTCCTTTACATATTGTCCTAATATGTAAAGGAATGTTGCAATTTTTGCAAGTTCTCTTTCATTTCGTCCGCTTTCGGCCTCTGATTTGACGATTTCCGCCGGTTTTGGCTGTTTTGCCGGTGACGGCTGCCGCCTGCCGGATGGGCAGGGCATGGAGCCGGGGCGGCCGCAGCCGCTGCCGGTCGCCGTCTGTCCGCTGTTCGGCCCGGAACATAGGCCGCCGGGCGACTCTCCTTCCCTCCCCTCGCCGCTGCTCTTTTCTTCCGGTCAGTGCTTCCCGCTGGTGGTCTCCGTCCTTCTCTGTTGTTCTCCTGCTTCGGGTGTCCCGCTTGGGTTTTTGGTTCTCGTTTCTGCTCCGCTGGGTATGGTTGTATACGGGGGTATATTCTTCTTTATTCAACCGCGCCCGGAATAAACGCGCGCGCGCGTGAGGGGCTGCCGCTGCTCTTCCATGCCTCTTTGCCCTCTGTGGGGCTGCTGGTGGCGTTTTTCTTTGGGGGTCGGTGTCGGGGCATTCCTTCAACACTCGGAAAGCGTGGCGGGGCGTTTCTGTTCGTTTTCTATATTTCCGGTGGCATTGTCAAAAATCTACACGGGCATAAAATTAGCACCGCTGGGGCGGTTTTGGTTCCGTCCTGGCGGTGCCGGTTTGGGCTTCTTCGGTTGTTTGCTCTGGGTCATGCGGTGACGATCTCGGCGGGGCTGGGGCTGCCGTGGAAGTCCCCGGCCCATGCTTGATATATTGCGCCGTGTTCCCCTACTGCCGTTACCCATCCGCGCACGGTGGCGGCCATACGGCACGGGACGCGGGGCCAGCGGCGGCCCACGTCAAGCCAGATTTGCAGGCCGTCCGCTGCTGCGGCTCTGATCTCCGCGGCGGTGTATAGCTGCGCTTTGCCCTCTGGGGCGATGTTGTACAGGGTTCCCGGGCTGGTGGTGTTGTTGGTCGTCATGCTGTCTTGTCTCCTTCCTGCGCCCTGCTGGGCGCGTCCGTGGTTAGTCCTGGGCGTTGTCCTGCTGCGCGTGGTAGCGGTCGCGCATGGCGTAAAGGCGGCGGGAAATGGTGGACCGGTCAACCATCAGCGCGGCGGCTATCTCCGCCGTAGTGTACCCGCGGGCGGTCATGGTCAGCGCTACGCGGTCCACCTGGTCCCGGGCGACGCTCTCCACGCTCTCCCGCAGGATCGCGGCGGCCTCCGGGCTTGGTGCTATCGCGTCGCAGTCCGTCCCGGCCTCGGTGTCGATCTGCCAGCGCTCGGCGCCGTCGTCGTCAATGGTGGCGGATATGGCGCGGGCGTGTCTCTGCTCGGCCCTGCTTATGCTGTGCGCGGCCTGGGCTGCTGCACGGTACAGGATCACCGCCAGCGGCGCGGGTGCGTCCTGGGCCTCGTTACGATCCAGCGCGGCGCCCATCCGAGTCCAGGCGTCGGCGGCTACGGTCTGCGCGTCGTCCTCGGTCTCGATCCACGCGGCGCCGGTCTGGTTGCGGGCCTCTGCCTTCCGGCGCACGGTCCAGGCCATCGCCACAAGCGCGTTATACTGTTGTTCCCCGCTCATGCTCTCCCACTCGGCGCGGGCGGTCTTGGTGTTCTCGTTCATTGTCTGTTGCCCTCCTTGTAAATAGTAGTTATGGGGCGGGGCTGATACGCTCATCCCCTCCGGAAGCGTCAGGCGGTCCGCCTGATATAGTCCCGCGGATTCGCGGCCACCTTTGCAACGGCCTTTGCAACTGCGCTTTTGCGGTAACGCCTGTCGGCGTCGCTGCCCCATCGGTGAGTCTCGTAGTGGTTATTGATGTCCTCGATGTCGTCAAAATTGATGCCGTTCCGGTTCATGCACTCCCGGGCCATCGCGGGGCACCACTCGCCAGACTTCTCCAGAGCTTCGCGCTCCTGCTGGTTGATCGTCAAAATGGGCATTTTCGGCGCGGGCTCGATTTCAACAATCGGCTTTCCCTTCCGCTTGGCTTCCTCCACGTCGGCGGCGGCGGCCTCGGAGACCTTGCACCACTCATATTTTGCGGAATAGTGCGCCTCCACGGCCTCGGCGCTCTCGGCGTGTGCGATGTTGGCGCAGTAAACGCTTTCGCTGTACTGGAAACTTACGTTGAAATACTTTTTCATGTCGTGTGTCCTTTCCGGCCTGTCGGCCTCAAAAAGTGTTGTTTTGTGGTAACTTTGTAATTATCATTATAAGCGCATATCTTATCATTGTAAATCGGCAAATTAACCAAATAATTATCGTTGCTATTGTGAGACTTGACAAAATTAACAAAATCGTTTACACTGTGCACAAATTGGCCGCCTGCCGGTAGACTATAAGCAGGCCGCCCGGAAAGAGGTGATACAGAATGCAGGTTTCAAAACTGCTGCGGCACGTTCTTCTTGAGCGGGGAATTTCTGCAAGAGAACTTGCACGCCGTCTAAACACAAGCGGGCCGAATATTGCCCAGAAGCTGGGCCGCGATAATTGGAGCGTGTCCGATCTGGCCGCCATCGCCGCCGCCCTGGGCTGCGGCTTCTCGGTGTCCTTCCACCTGCCGGACGGCCAGACGATGACCGCAGAACAGCCCGCACCGGCGGAACAGTTGGAGCAGATCACCCCCACCACCTGAACAGCAGCCCCGGAAAAATGCGGGGCAAAACACGAACAGCGCCCCCGGAGATTTTCCGGGAGCGCTTTTTTCATGCCCGAAACCGGGCGGAAAGGAGAACAAAATGCAGCTTTTGCAATTTGAGGACATCCACACCGGCGGCGACTATATCGCCGTTGCCACCTCCGGCGACCTGTTCCGCGCCAGCTACAGCGAGAAACATAAAAATATGTTCTTCGCCATCCCGTCAACGTACCGCATCGCCGGGTATCGCCCCGCCGGCCTGGTCGAGGGCGACCGCGTGCGCGTCCACCTGTACGACACCAGCGGGCGCGAGATCGTGACGCGCCATTTCGGCGACGTGTTCACCGTCCGCCGGGAATCCGGGCGGCTGGGCATCGACTGGAACACAGAGCGCAGCCCATACACCAGCCGCGGCGAGGTGTTCACCCCGTTTTACACCTTCGCCCAGTCCGTAATTTTTGAGCAGCTCGGCACCGGTTATAAATTTTATTGGGACAACATAACGGACAGCATCAAGCGAAAGGAGCGCTAAAAATGACCGTCTTTTCCTATATCGTCACCGCCACCGGCGCCGCCACCCTGGCGGCGCTTTTTGTTCGCCTGCTGGACAGGATCGACCAGCCCCGCAAACGCTGAACAGCCGCGCCGCCTCTGGGGAGTTGGGCGCACCAGCTCCACCCCATCGAGAAAAGTAAATTCGTTCCCTTGACACGGGGAACAGACTACACAACAGGAGGAACACAAAATGAACACCAACAAAACAGAATCCATCCGCTTTTTCTGGAACGGAATCAAGGTAAACGGCGGAAAGCTGATCCGCTGTTACTACTTCACCGACAGCCGCAGCGACAGCGTTACAATCGGCGCCCGCGATTATGACCACCTCCCCCGCGACCTGTTCACCGTCAAGAACGAAACCGACCTTTACACCGACTATTTCGACAGCGACAGCGCCACCCTGACCCCGGCGCACCCCCTCTATAAGTACGCCCGCGCCGCCGCGCTCAAATCTGCCATGCGCGGCGAGCCTGAGTATATCGCCAAGCTGAAACAGGACGAGCAGGACGCCCAGCAGCCGGGCCGCTACCACTGGCGCAAGCCGGAGGACATCCGCGCCGAGATCGACCGGCGGCAGGCACAGCTTGACCGCAACGCCGCCGAGCTGGCCACCCTGCCCAAAGGCCACCCCACCGCCGCCGACGTGGAAGCCGTCCACGAGATGAACACCGCCGCCGAGTCGGCGCGGCTGGCGCGTGAACACGCCGAGCAGCTGGAACGCCGGGAAAAGGCCATCCGCACCCGCAACGAAAACCGCGCTTTCATCGAACAGACCGCCGCCGCACACCCCATCAAGGACGGCGCCCCGGTCGTCACCGTAGAATGGAGCGAAAACGGCGCTTTTGATGATGGTATGAAATTCTCCGTCGCCGCCGCCGAGATCATTTTCAAGACGCTGGACGAAAAAATTTCCGCCGAACAGGAACGCGGCTATGACAAAACCAGCTTTTCCATTGCGTATACCGACGCCGACGGCGAGCCGAGCACCTACGAAGGCCGCTATGACCTGGGCGACAACGACGGCGGACTCATCGCCCACATTCGAAGCTTTGGCGCGTTCCTGCGCGACAAGGGCAATTTTGGCAACGGAAAGCCCACCGACGAGGACAAGGAGACCGGCGCGGCCATCGTCGCCGTGGCCGACCTGCTGGAACAGTACACCGAGGGCGGGCGCGTGGTCTCCGTCATGCCCGCGCCCTGGCTGGAAGAATACAAGCGCCGCAAGGCTGAACAGGCACAGCAGGAGCAGGAACAGGCCCGCCAGGACTTCGCCGACATTCTGGAATCGGTGCAAATGCTGACGGATGAACAGATTGAACGTGCTGTTTTCGCCATCAGCCCCACCGATAAAGAGAAAATCGACGTGGCCCGCTTCTTCCTTCAGGAGCTCAGCCGCCGCGACGAGGCAAACGCCTTGGCGGTGTTCCGCCGCTGGAAGCGCGGCGAAAATCCCGAACAGCCCGACTAATCCCCACCGGGGCGGCATCTGCCGCCCCACCCACAAACACGAACAACGCGAAAAATGGAGGTAAAAATTATGGAGTCTTGCAGTTTCATACCGGTAAAACGAACAGCCGTAGACGGGTGCATCTGGTGGGTGGTATTGGATGCAAAACGTCGCAAATATAGCACCTTATGTTGTTTTGGCAGATACCGCACAAAGATTGCTTGTCAAGTAGCTATCGACACATATCGCCCCTTGTAAAAATCCGCCTGAACACCACGAACAGCCCTTCAGGGCAGAAAGGAAACAAAATGAACGACCGCACCACCGCCACCGCTGCCCGCTTCGGCATCTCTAAACAGTGCGCCGCGCTGCAGCGCGACCTGCTGACCCTCCCCGGCGCCGTCAAGGTGGAATTTGATCTCGATGGATTTTATGACCACATGGAGCAGGTGATTCTGCTGGTGAAATTCGACATCCCCGTTGTGAACGAGAACTATTACCGCGACCTTCGCGCCCTGCGCCAGGGCGTGATCGACACCGCCGCCCGCCACGGTCTGACCCGCACCCCGGACACCATCCAGAACTACGGCGAACACCTGTATTTCGTCTTTCACCACGACAGCACATGGGAGCACCCCGTGACTGAACAGCCCGACTAAACCGAACAGGGGCGGCCCAGCGCCGCCCCGGAAAGGAGGAACACCATGAGGAGAAAAATTTTGCACAAGGCAAAACTCGTTATAACTGTAGAAAGTGACCGCTGCTCCGGGCTTATCAATACAATTTCTGTTTTTGATAACAGGACAAATAATTATTGGGGAGCCGAACAGATAAAAGAGCGTGGAATATTGCAATTTCTTAACACAGCGGACATGAAAGAAACCCTTAATTGGAATTTGAACGGAGACAGTTCTTTGTATCAATTCAAGTGGGGGCAGTCCAGCAGAAAATTCTCTGAAGGTATCGCCTATATTTTTCAGTGATCCGCGAAAACGCCAACATCTGAACAACGAAAGGAGAAATCACCATGTCCACCATCAAGTATCCCATCCCGGAGGCGGCCGCCGCCCGCACCCACTGCGACGCCATCGCCGCCAATGCCGCCGTTTTGAAAGACGTTATCACCGGCGACCCCACCGGCGACACCGCTACCAACGCCATTTCCGCCATCCGCCACAGCCTGGACGAGCTGGAAGCCTACGCCGAACAGCGCCGCCAGGAAAACAGCGAACAGCGCGACGATACCCCCTATAAGCACGTCTATTTCCGCCTGAACTCCGGTTATGTATGGGGCAAGGGAATGGACCAGGACAAGACCGAGAATTTCTATAGCGACATTCTGGGCCTGTTCGCCGCCGATGGCTGGACCATCAAAGAGCCGTACCGGAACGGCAGCGGCGCCACCGTCGCCAACGGGAACAGCTCCCTTTATATCCACCCGCAGGCGGTCAGCGGCTACGTCACCGAGGAATTGATCCCCGCCGTTTCCGCCGCGCTGGAACACGGCTGCACCTTCCAGCACTACGCCACCGACATCTACGAGACCGCCTACAACTGGACGGCGCAGCAGTACCGGGGCTATCTGAACAGCAAGCGCGGCGACATCAACGCCGCCCTGCTGGAGGCGTTCAAAACGCCCCCGGCGCAACCTCTATAAATTCGACTACAACGCCCTGCCCGTGGTCATCAGCAAATTCCACGTCCAGCGCCTGGACGGCCAGAACGGCCATTGCACCGGCGACATCACCGAGCAGGTGATCCGCGAAATGTTCACCGCTCTTGTGAACACCGGCAAGATCGACCGGGGCGAGACCAAGAACGGCGCCGCCTACCGCACCGCGCCCCGGCGGCGCACCTGACGAAGAAAGGAGCCCCCATGCCCACACGAATCAAGACCCGCACCGCGGCCACGGAGCAGGAGCGTCAGCAGCTCCTCTCCGCCGCTGCCGCCCTCCGCACCGCCGCGCCGTACCTCAACGCCGAGCAGCGACAGCGCGTCTGTCAGGCGGCGAACAACTGTATTGAACAGCACCGCCGCACCATCCACACCGCCGAGCTGGCCGCACTCATCGCCCAGCGCGACGCCCTCACCGCCTGAACACCAAACCAAAAATCTACAAGGAGGCCACCGCCCATGTTTACCTACGCCACCAAGAAAAACCGTTATGGAGATGAACACATCGCCGTTTCCGCCCACGGCGCCGAGATCGCCACCATCAAGCCCAGCTCCTACTACGGCAAAAATGAGTACATCGTCAGCGCCACCACCGGAGGCGACGACCGCGGCGACTACCTGGGCCGCGCCTCCACCATCGCCGGAGCGAAAAAGAAGATCCGCGACTGGTACAGTGAACACAGCGCCGCCGTGACCACCGCCGCAGCGAACAGCCGCGCCGCCGATCTCCGCCGCCTGCCGTCCTTCGACAACAGCGGCTTTTACCCCACGCCCTCCAAACTGGCTGGGAAAATGCTCTCCTGCGTGGACTGGGCAAATGTCTTTTCCATCCTCGAGCCCTCCGCCGGTAAAGGCGACCTTGCCGATGCCGTTACCGCTTTCGTCCGCAGCTACAGGAACAGCCGCCGTATCTCCTTCAACAAGAACAACACCTACATAGACTGCATCGAGCGCGACAGCGACCTTGCCGCCCTCCTGCGCGGCAAGGGGCTGCACGTGGTCCACGACGATTTTCTCACCTTCCGCAGCTTCAAGCAGTACGACCTCTGCATCATGAATCCGCCCTTCGACAGCGGTGACGAACACCTTTTGCACGCCCTCTCCCTCATGGAACGCGGCGGCCAGATCGTCTGCCTGCTGAACGCTGAGACCATACGCAATCCATACACCAACCGCCGCAAAATTCTTTTGCAGCAACTGCACGAACACAACGCCCGTATTGAGTTCATTGAAAACGCCTTCCGCCATGCTCAGCGCCCCACCGACGTGGAGATCGCGCTGGTCTATGTGAACATACCGAAAAAAGAAATCCCCAGCGACATTCTTTCCTCCCTCCGCCGCGCCCACGAAAAGAGCAACCCAAGCAGCGAACAGGCCACCGACCTTGCCTCCGCCGACTGGCTGCAGAACATGATCGATGGCTACAACTTCGAGGCCGCCCTGGGCGAAAAGCTTATCAACGAGTTCGCCGCCCTCCGTCCCTACATGGACCCCGGCAGAGATCACGGAGAACCCCTCCTGTCCCTCAAGGTGGGCAACAGGAACACCGGCAACAACGCCACCATGATGAACGCCTACCTTTTCGGTCTCCGCGCCAAGTATTGGAGCAATCTCCTGCGCCGTCCGGAGCTCACCGACAAAATGACCTCTGCCATGCAGCAGGACTATTACGGCAAGGTCAATTCTCTCTCCGAGTACGATTTCTCCCGGTACAACATCGAGACCGTCATGCGGGAGATCGCCCACCAGCTCTCACGTGGCGTGGAGGATTCCATCCTTGATCTGTTCGACACCTTCTCCACCAAGCACTCCTGGTACCCGGAGTGCGCCAACAACATCCATTACTATAACGGCTGGGCGACGAACAAGGCCCACAAGGTGGGTATGAAGGTCATCATCCCCTCCAACGGCTGCTGCGCCAGTTGGGGCCGCGAAAAGCTGGACAGCTACCGGGTGAACAGCCTGATTTCCGATCTGGAACGCGCTATGAACTATCTGGACCGCGGCGAGACCACTTTCCACACACCCATAGACCACGCCGTCCGCATCGCCAACATGAACGACATGAACAAGGCAGATTTCACCTACTTTACCTGCACCTTCTACAAAAAGGGCACCTGCCACATCAAGTTTAAGCCGGAGGCGTCCCGCATCATCGACCGTCTGAACATCTTTGCCGGTCAGAAAAAGAACTGGCTGCCGCCCACCTACGGCAAAAAGCACTACGCCGACATGACCGCCGAAGAACAGGCCGTCATTGACGACTTCCAGGGTGCCGAGTCTTACGAAAAGACCATCGCCGACCCCTCCATGCTCATCACCTCCGGCAGCGCCCTCATGGCGCTGCCCGGAATGTGAGCGAACACCAAACGAAAGGAGCACCACACCATGACCCCCGAAAAGCTTTTGGAAAACCTCTACGCCATCGCCTATTCCCTCCCGGAACAGGAACGCCGCTTTTTCTGCGCCCTGGAACCCGCCATCGACCCGAACACCCACGGGGGATCAGTGCCGGCCACCAGCTGGCGCTCCTGGTCCGCGCCATCCGCACAGACATGGCCCAGCAATACAAGCGGGACGACAAGCGCCGCACCAGTGCCACCGCCTTGCGGCGCCTGTACAACGCCTCCGTTTCCAAGCAGGAATGGATCCGTCCCCACTTTGCCGGCGCGTTTCTGGACGAACAGGGCCGCCAGTGCATCACGGACGGCTTCACCCTCCTGCGCCTGAACACGCCCTCCACCGCGCTGCAATGGGCGCCGCCGCCCAACGACCCTCACGTCTACGACACCATACCGGAGCTGCTGAACAGCGACGGCGCCACCGTCACCCTCAACCTACCAACTGCCGCCGAGGTACGCGCCAAGATCGCCAGCGACCGGGCAAAATACAAGGCCGAGTCCCACCCCGCAGGGGACACGCTCTCCACCTGCTTCAGCTGGGGCGACGGTCTGCCAATGGTCAACGCCCTTTATCTGCTGAACATTCTGGAGGCGCTTCCCGGCTGCACCGCCGCCTGCCGCCCCGGTGAGCTGTCCTGTGTCTATTTCCACAGCCCGGACGGCGACGCAGTCATCATGCCCATCCGCAGGCACATCGCCAACAGCACCGACGAACAGGAGGAACAGGAATGAAAAACAAATTCTGCCCCTGCAAAAAGACCTGCCGCGACAACTGCTACGGCGAGACCCCTTGTGCATTTGCACAAGCCTTTGACGGCCTCGCCCGCAAACTCGACCGCAAGACCGTCTGCATAGATTCCCTACGCGCTGAAAACGCCGCACTGAAAGCACGGCTGGAACAGGAGGAACACAACGTATGAGCCACATCTGCAAAATGACCGGCATGGAGGCCGTGCTGCCCTGCGCCGTCCCGCAGTGCCCCGCCTACGGCGATTGTGCAGCTGCCTATGCCAAATCCCAGCAGGGCTTCCAGCTGGAACAGCACCGCAAAACAAACCTTGAACACTTCCGCGAGATGACCGCCGAGCAGTTGGCGGAGTGGATCATGTGTCCCTACTCCGCCGACCCCGACCTCTGCCTCGACGAGGATTGCGTCAAATGCTGCACCGACTTCCTTAACGCCCCCTATGACGGCTTTGACCTCGACCCCGGTGAACAGAAACAAAAGTAGACTGATGAAACGGCAAATTCCAACTTGACACACCACCCAATGGGTGGTATACTCAACGCGTAAGATATGGATCGCCGCTACCGCGGCAGGGAGGAAAATATGACTACCATCAACATCAAGGGCCTCAAGAAGGCAGCGTCCGCGACCAAGGGCCTGACTGGTCGCTACGGCAAAATGTCCGTGCAGATGATCTACGACAGGGCTACCGGGGAGCTCTCCACCCACGAGTTTGTCGGTCACAATAGTTGGATCGACCTGAGCGACCGCCCCGAATGTGTCAACGTCGGGAACTTCTGTGAGCCGGCCACCATGAGCGAAATCGCCGAGCGCGTAGAGATCGCCGTAGCCCAGCGCGATGCGCTGGCGGCGTTGATCTAAACCAAGAACGTATTTAGAGGAGGAGACCGCCCATGACTGATAAACTGTTTAACACCCTGTGGACTGCCGCCTTGGACTGCGCCGACCGCGACACCTACGTTTCCGACTGGGCACTTTCTTCCGCTTGGGGCGACGCCCCGGAGGCGGACGTCCCGGCGGACCGCGTCGAGGAGCTGGGCCATCTGTGGGACGCAGCCCACCTGACCATCCGCGACATCCGCGCCCATACCGGCTTGTCTCAGGCCGCCTTTGCCGTCCGATACTGCATCCCCCGCCGCACCATCGAAAACTGGGAAAGCGGGGATCGTCAGTGCCCCGATTATCTGCGCTTGCTCCTGGCGCAAGCCACAGGCATCTATACAAGGCCATGAACAGAAAGTGCGTCATCTGCGGAAAAGAGTTTTATGCACCGCCTTCCAGCAAAAAGATCACCTGCTCCAAGGCGTGTTCCGCTGTCCGAAAAAGCCAGACACACAAAGGGAAGCCCCACAAATGGAGCGCCGATAAACGCGGCAGTGCTCGTGCAGCGGCGGCAAAGACAGGCAACCTGCGTAATGGAACAAAAGCGGCGCTTCAACTCCCCGAAGGGCAGCGCGGCCCCCAGAACAGGGAGTCCAAAATATGGCACCTCCGCGACCCTGCGGGGAATCCTGTCCTCGCCGTCAACCTTCTGGACTGGGCGCGGCTCCACGCCGCAGATTACTTTGACATGGAACCGACCGACCGCAGCGCACATACCATCGCCACCGGTTTTCGCCAGATCAAGCTGTCTATGGAGGGCAAGCGTTTTCAGAACGGAAAGCCGACCCCTGTCAGCACCTACAAAGGCTGGACGCTCGTTGCGTGGGAGGATGGTCCGTCGCACAAATCCCATAAAAAGTAGAGACAGGAGCGCCAAAATCGCTCCTGTTTTGTCGTAATTCCCACAGAACGCCCTTGCTATTGCCGCCTGAATGTGCTATTCTGACGACAAGAACAGCAAGGAGGCCAATACCGCCCATGACACGAGAGGAATTTATTTTTGCCGCCCACAGCATCCTGCCCTACAGCTTCGAGGACACCAACGCCGCCCTGGACCGCGCCTTTGTCGCATCACCGGAGAAGCAGGCATACACGCCCCACGACGTACAGGCGTTGGACCTCGCCCTCCGACTTTCCGGGGCATCGCCTGAGCTGTCCGGCATCGTCATGGACGAGCTGGACGCAGAATCGCTTTCCGGCCCGGAACAGCAAATGACCGCTGCACAGTTCATAGACGAGGCGGAGCGCCAGGGCTTCCCCCGTCGCCTTGCGGAGCTGGTGACGCAGCACAGTGAACAGGAGACCTACGACATCGCCGACCTGGACGGACTTGGCCTTCTCGATCTCGTCATCACCCCGGACCGCTACGACGACCCGGAGATTCACAAAATCATGCAGACCATTTTCTCCGTTTTCGACGGGGAATAATGATACATTAAAATCGAAAGGGGAGCAACATCATGGCATTGATTACCTGCCCGGAATGTAACGGCCAAGTCAGCGACAAGGCCGCCGTTTGTCCGCATTGTGGCCATCCAATCGCAGCCAACACTCCGCAAGAAAAATATGCTTTCTGTGTCAAATCACAGCTCATCCCGACATCCACAGTCCAGGCATGGGAGCGCTTTACGGCTCTCCGCCTAACAATGGAGATCGCTGGAGTTTCCACCGGCGACGCAGAAAAAATGCTCAGCACTCCTGGTTCTATTCTCAAAGACAAGCTCACAGAACAGGAGGCTGCCGCCGTCGTTCTGAATTATCAGCGGCTTCATATCCCCACCGCCGTCGAACAATCTAATTACACGCTTCGCGAGGTGGAGCAGGAAAAACAGGAAGCGCAGGAAGCATTCCTCAAGAAACGCGCCGCAGAAAATCCGGACGAACTTTTTGTTTTCAAAAAGGTCTGGCCCGGCATGGTGGATATCGCCTGTACAATGTGCGGTCAAAATTTCTCCACAGACATCAAAAACGTTTCCGTTGCAAACGATCTCATTATTACCGCAAAACGTCCGATTACCTGTACAAAATGTCAGCGCACGGTATCACCCGGAACAAAAATAGCAAAAAACGTTGGGTTCTTCACGCCGAAAGACCCGGACAGCGCCGCTATCGACCCGGATGCCAAACAAAAGCGACTTTTCGACCCGGACATTGTGGAAAAAACGGAGGCGGCACGTCTCCGCTGTCCCAAGTGCGGCGGCACCAATATCCAGTTTGTCAAAAAAGGTTTCAGCCTCGGCGGTGCAGTCTTTGGCGGGATCCTTGCCGGTGGCGCCGGTCTGGTGGCTGGAGGTCTCGGTTCTAATGACGTTATGTGTGTCTGCTCAAACTGTGGGCACAAGTGGACAAAATGAGCATCCCCCGCGCGGCATCAGCTGCGCGGGGTTCATTTCCCTTCCGGTCAACCGACCGGAATATTTTTTTGCCCGCTTCCCTTGACACGGTGCCTATACTCCATCATAGAAAAGCAAGAAAGGAGGCTTCCCCATAATCCCCTCCAACATCCACCTGGGCGATACCGTCACCCGCCGCATCGAGGCAACAGACCGCAAGGCCACCGGAACAGTCGTTTACATCCACCCGGAGGGCCGCTACTACACCGCCGAATTTGACCTCGGTCTCTACAAAATCCGCGAGTCCTTCAACACCTGAAAATTTTTTCAAAAACTTTCAGAAGTTCCCTTGACACGGAGCGCATACTTAAAATTGCCGAAGGGGAGACCCATTCCCCGACGGCTTCGGTGTACCCCCCGAATTATATAAGCCCTTCCGTAAGAAAGGCTGCACCGGTCTTACATCCATTCTTCCGGTGTTCCCAGCGCAATTCTGGCAGGAACGCGATCACGGGGGCGCAAGCCCCTCTGCCGCACGTCAGCTCGCCCACCAGGACGTAAACAAGGTGGGGATCCGGTGTCGTAGCTCAGCTGGCAGAGCAGCTCATTCGTAATGAGCAGGTCGTGGGTCCGATCCCCACCGATACCTCCAATTCTACGTGGACACCGCGAGTGACGAGCGTTTAGCGGAACAGCCGTATGGGTGATGCGAAGTCCTGAAGTAAGCCCCTCAAGCCTCGATGTTGTAATTGCGCCTGTGATCTGCTGGCAAAAGCGAGGCACGGAAAAGATCTGGCGGCTCGGAAAGACGAGCACCCCCTTGGGGCGAGTAGCATAAAGGTTAATGCTGGTGACGCGATCACTGAATTGAGGTTCGAGCCCTCGCCGCCCCAAAACAGCCGCCCGTTGGGGTTCTCGCGCGAGTATCATAACATGGCAGAGAGGCCCGCCGCCCAGTCCAGCCCATTTCGGGCATCTGGAGAAGCGTCGGGGCTGCCGGCTAAATGGCGTCACCCAGCGCCATAAGAGAACGAGGCTTCCGCCGCGCCGCCAAAGCGGGATATGGCGCGGCACCCCCCTCATGCAGACGTAGCTCAGTCGGTTAGAGCGCCACGTAGAGTGGATGCCGTTGGTTCGAGCCCAACCGTCTGCACCATAGGCGTGACCTCTTGCCTCGCAGCCGCACGGAGCGTAAGCCTGCGAAAGTGGTCTTTCCTGTGCGCTGTACGAAAGCGGCAGGACGAAGTAATTTATGTATTGGCTGGCACCGGCTTTGTAAAGATGAACGGATGCGACCGACGTACCGGCGCAGGGCTGAAAAGTTCCGTGGTTGGTTCGGGTGCCGGCGTGTGCGGCGAAAATCCGAGGCGAAACCTGTAGATGTGGAAGCGGCGTGGTGGCGGCTGTCTTTGGACAAGGCCGCCGTGTAGGTCAGTAGCCATCCGCACCGGCACCCCGCCAACTGTGTCCCCGCAAAATTCGCAGCGTTAGTGTTCAACGGTCAGCACACCAGCCTTCCAAGCTGGGAGTGGCGGTTCAAATCCGCTACGCTGCTCCATGCCCGCCTGATGGATGACTTCCCCCGTCAGGAATGAAACCTCCGCATCTGGCAGCGGTGTCGCCGGGTCGAACCAGCCGGTAGCATGATTTGGGCGTGACAGCGAACGAAGGAACGCCCCACCCCCATCGGGGAGGCGGGCATCCCCCAGCCCGTCCTCCCCACTCTCTACGCAGGAGCGCCGCTGGGGCGCTTGCACGGCACACATAGAAATCTCCTTTCTGCTGCTGTTGTTCGGACACATCAACACCTCCAATGTTCATGTTCTATTTTCCGTGCGCCGGCAAGCCATGCGGGTTCGACTCCCGCCTCCTGCTCCATCGGACGCGACAGGCGTCCGCGGTCCAGATAGGACCTCCTTTATAAATGCTGCGGCCGTAAGAAGCAGCACCGGGTTTTGTTCATTTTCCCCGGCTCCTGTTGGAATACAGGCAGGCCAAGCGATTTCTCCTTCCGGGCGGCGCGGTCTGGGCAACCCGCCGCCCAACCCCCTGGGGGGTTAGCTCAATCGGCAGAGCAGGCCGCTCATAACGGCCCGGTTCCGGGTTCAAGTCCCCGACCCCCCACCAGCCGCAAGGCGATAAAACGTTTCAGTCTAAAATCTACAACAGAAAGGAGGCACATTCCATGACCAAGAGCGAGTTTATTTCCACTCTGGCAGCAGCGACCGACATGAAGAAGTCCGACGTCGAGCGCGTGATCGCCGCCGCTGCCAACACCCTTACCGGCGTCATGCGCTCCGGCGACAGCGTGAATATCTCCGGCTTCGGCATCTTCACCAGCAAGGTCCGCGACGCGCACCCCGGCAAGAACCCCGCTACCGGCGAGGTCATCACCGTCCCGGCTAAGCGCGTGGCCATCTTCAAGCCCGCAAAACAGCTCAAGGATGCCGTCAACAGCTGACGCGCCATCCGCAGCCATACAAAATATCCCACATTACGAGCCGGACGGCACACCGCCCTCCGGCTTGTTTTGTAAACTATATTTCCGTTGCGTTTTGAATATCGGCAAATATGCAAACACAGCCGGCGAAAAACATAACACGCTTTGCAGAAACACAACAAGTAACCCAAGACACACTTTGCAAAACTTCTTACGAAAAGGAGAAACCCAACATGATCTACTTCGACAACGCCGCCACCACACCGCCCGTTCCCGGCGCATTTGGTGCCGCCACACAGTGCGCCATCTTCGGCAACCCTTCCAGCGCCCACGCCGTTGGGCGCGAGGCTAAGGCCGAACTGGAATCTTGCCGGGACATCATCGCCGACAAACTGAACTGTGAACCGGACGAGGTGTATTTCACCTCCGGTGCCACCGAAGCTTGCAACTGGATGGTCAAATGCCTCCGGCTGGAGACCGACGCCATCAACTACAACGACACCGTTCACCACGCCGTCAGCGAAGCCGCCCGGTCATACCTCGTACCCATCGCCACCCACGGCAAGCCCTCCGCCATCCTTTCCCTCGTCAACAACGAGACCGGCCAGATAAGCGATGTGGACGCTTTCTGCCGCAAGAACCGCCCCCACCGCATCGCCCTTGACGCCACCGCCGCCGTAGGCCACATCCCCGTGGACTTCAAGGCGCTGGGTGCGGACTACATGGCTTTCGGCGGCCACAAGTTCGGCTCCCTCAAGGGCATCGGTGCACTCATCGCCCGCCGCGGCTGTCCCATCGCCCCCATGATCTTCGGCGGCGCACAGGAGCGCGGTATGCGCGGCGGCACGGTCTCCGTCCCCCTTGTCAGCTCTATGGCCGCCGCCCTCACCTGGCGCTCCCTCCACATGGCAGAAAATGAGAAAACTATCCGCGCCGTCGCTCAGGAACTTATCATTTCCCTTGGCTGCCACCGTGTGGATTTCGACATCAATCTGCCCGGCGGCAAAAGCAGCAAGGATTGCGCTCCCCACATCCTCTCCATCCGCTTCCCCGGCGTCTACGGCGCGTCCCTCGCCGCCGCACTCAGCGAAAACGGCGTCATGGTGTCTACCGGCTCCGCCTGTTCCTCCGGTGACAACGCCGCCTCCGCCAATCTCATGGCCAGCGGTCTTACCGAGCAGCAGGCACTTGAGACCATCCGCTTCTCCTTCGACTGGTACAACACCACCAAGGAGGCGGCCCATGCCGCCCGCATCATCGCCGATATTGTCCCCGCACTCCGCCGCGGCTAAATTCTGAAAATTTTTTCAAATCCCTTGCACAAAATCCGCATTTGCCGGTAGACTATACTATGACAAAATTCTGTAAGGAGGACACTATCATGTCTATCAGCCCTGAAAAACTCAAGCAGTACATCTCCCTCAAGGAAGCAGCCCTCACCCTGCGCCCCGACTTTGCCGTAGACTGCAACGATCCCAAACCCGAAAGCGAAACCGCCACAGTCTCCGTCGTGCTCCACACGCCGTTTATCGGTCTGGACAGAACCAAGACTGCTATCGCTTCCCTGTTCACATTCTGCGACACATTCATTGTCGCCGATAGCGATGTGATCCCAAATATCGTCCGTTTCACCTTTGGCGTGGACGGTATGCAGAAGGAGGAATGACCCCATGCTCGTCACCAACGTGATAAAGCGCGAATACCCCTTCACCGTCCGCCGCAAGCGGGACGGCGAGATTATGACCATGCTCATCACCGCCGAAAGCGAGTCCGCCGCCCGCCTCCTGCTCCCCGACACCGTGGAGATTTTAGAACCCCGCGAACCTCACAGGAAGGAGGAATGACCTGTGCCCCGCAGCTCTGCCGCCGAGCGCAAGCTTTGTGCCGCCACAGATTCCTATATCAAAAACTGCGCCGCCACCGGCGCTTCTCCCCGCACCGTCGAGGCGTACACCGCCACGCTGGAGAACTTCGTCAACTTCTTCATCGAGTCCAAAGAGAATTACGCCGACCCATCCTACGCCACCATCCTTTTGTGGCGCGACTACCTGATCGACAGCGGCTGCAGCAACTACACCGTCGCCCTCTACGTCAACCGGCTCCGCACCTTTTTCGACTACGCCAGCGACCCCGAGTGCGGCGGCTGGTACACCAACAACCCTGTTTCCCGCCGCCTGACACCCGACACCCGCAAGACCGCCCGCCGCCCCTATGATGTGCTTCTCACCGACCAGCAGGTGATGAAGCTTTGGCGCAACGACAAGCCCGCCACCGCCAAGGCGAAAACATGGCCCAGGAATTACGCCATCGTCATCATGCTTCTGACCACCGAGCTCCGCAACGCCGAGCTTCTGGACCTCACCCCGGCGGATCTCCACTGGGAGGACGGCGAGCTCTCCGTCGAGAGCGGCAAGGGCAGCAAGTTCCGCCGCATCGAGTTTCCCGACATTGCCCAGTCCGCTGTCCGTATCTATCTGGCCAGCGGCATCCGGCCGAAGGATCTTCCCGACACAGCGCCCCTGTTCGGCAACACCGCGCCAAAGGGTTCCTTCGGTCCCCGCACCGGCGATGAGAGCCGCGAGTGGCAGCGCGGCTCCCGCCAGTGGCTCTCCACCCTTGTGGAATCCCACGTCAGGGCAGTCACCGGCGTACCCGACATCCGCAGCCACGACCTGCGCCATGTAGGCGCCCGCATCGACCTCAACGCCGGTATGAAGCAGGAGGAACTTCAGTCCAAGCTGGGTCACACCAATCCCAACGTCACCCAGCGCTATTCAGGCCGTCTGCTTTCCCGCACCGGCAAGCGCTCCGCCGCCCTCGTCCTGGAGGCCCGTGAGCGTCAGGCGGACATCAACGCCAACATTTTGGCCGGGAGGGCACAAAATGCGTAAAGATTTGCCGCCCGCCATTGACGCGCCCGCCCGTTTGTGCTACAGTAAATATGATGCAGCCCTCCCTTTACACACAGGTTGCGTCTCCCACTTTTCAAGCCCTCCCGCCGCCGAGTGTTACCCCCCCTTCACTCCCGGCGGGAGGCATCTTTCTGTTTCGCCCGTAAACGCCCTCTGCGGCGTTTCTTTTTTACCCGTCAAACTACCCTCCTGTTAAAGTAGAAAGCCCCCTGTGACGCTCTGTGCGCCGCAGGGGGCTTATTTTTATTTCTTCGGCCGTTTTTGTCCTATCGCCTTATGCGCTCCGAGGTCACTTTACGATCTCCCACGTGCCGCTTTTCCCGTCCGCGCTCCGCGTCACCTTGACGGTGTACGTTTCGGTCACGGTCGGCTGTTCCGGTGTCTCCGGCTGTTCCGGCTCCTGCGGCTTCTCCGGCTCCACATATTCCAGCCCGCAGAACTCGCACAGCGCCTTGCAGTCCGCCACGGCGCAATCCTCCATGTGCTCATGGAACCACGCCGCGTCCTCCGGGTTGTCGTGGTACACGTGCTCCTGGTACACGGCGTAGGCGTTCGTGTCGTCCAGCTCGTGCAGGTCGCTCCGCGTCGCCGTCCGGCAGCCGTGGGGGTAGATGGCCTTGCGGTACTTCACCATCAGCTCCGCCAGCTTCTTCCCGTTGGCGCTGCTGGGGTGGTACATGGACAAAAATCCCTTTACCGTGCCGTACCCGGTGGGGCCGTTTGTGCTGCCGTTGGTGTGGGACACATAGTGCACCTTTGCGCCCCACTCGTTGCTCTCCTTGATGGCGCGGTACATATAGTCCGGGCCGTACTCGTCGCTCATGGGCGTCCGGCGGGGGCCGCGCATGATGTCAAAGCCGCAGCGTTCCAACATGGGCTGCAAAATGTCCAGAAACTCGTTGTTCTCCAACGTCTCATAGCACTGCTGGCCATCGGGACGCTTATAGCAGCACTGGTTGGCCTGGTGGTACGCCGGGGACAGATAGATCTTCGGCTTCTCCGCAGGCGCGTCCTCGTCGCTTTCCTGATAATCCGGGTAGCCGAAGGTGTACGAGGACTTCACGCTGGCGTACTCCTTCTCGTACACGCCGCCGCCGTTGATCACCACGCCGCTCTGCGGGCTGGTGTTGCCCTCGATAGTGCGGAAGCCCTTGCCCACGATCTCCGTCACGATGCCCGTGTGATCGTCGCCAAAGAATACCTGTGCCCCCACCTTGGGGGTGCTGCCCAGCTGTCCCGCTGCCTTGAAGTACCGCTTCAGGTAGTACACGCCCGCGCCCAGACTGTCGTCCGGCAGGTTCTGCAGCCGCTTCGCCTCTGCTACGCCGAACGCCTGCACGTTCACCCACGCCACGAACGTGGTGCACCACGGGTATCCCTGCTTTTTCCCGTTATAGAAATGGGGGATGGCGTCAATGTCCCGTGCGTACTTCGTGAAGTTCTTGTCCCCGGCGTTGGCGGTCTTGCTGTCGAGATAGTGTGTCTCCGGCGTGTCGTTGGAAGCCTTCTCAAGATAGCCCAGCTCCTCCCGGGCTATCTTGATGACCTTACTGGCGCCGTTCATGCTGCTTCCCCCAGGTCCTTCTCCTTCTTATAGCTGGCGCTGGAAATGCCCAGCACAGCACCGAGGAAAACGGTGATGCAGGAGATGGTGCTCACGATCTGCTCCGCATACGGCCAGCCCCAGATACCGGCCAAACCGGAGTACAGCGCCGCAATAGCGGGCAGCACGATGATAACGCACCACTTGATGATGTCATACATACGATTGCTCAGTTTCATAATTCTTCCTTTCCGGCTTTACGCCTCTCGCTTGATGGGCAGCTTCCTTACTTCCTCCATGACCCGTTTTGCGCTGCCGTTGCCGCCCATCTTTTCATACGGCTGGTACAGATAGTCATTGAGGTTTTCGTACTCGTCCTGCGTGATGTACCCCCTTGTCACGTACACCATGCCCAGATGGATGATGCGGTCATGCGCCAGCCCCACCAGCATCTTCCGTTCCACATTGTTCTTTTCCCGCCGCTTCCCTATCAGCGCCCACAGCCCGTTACTTGCCAGCATAGCCAACACGATGGGCAAAAGCACTCCCTGTACCCACGGTTCCATTCGCCGCGTTCTCCTCTCAAATTATTTTTGCACCCTCGACACCCTTCGACCGTTTCTGACACGCCACCTGTGCTATCCTGCTTGCAGAAAGGAGGTGTTCCCATGCCCGAGTATTTCACCCTGTTTAACGCCGTCACCGACGCCATTGCCCAGCTTGAAAAGGCCGTTGCCGCGCTCAAACAGGCACAGCTCGATGCCGAGGAAGCCTACATCCGGCGGGGGGAGTAATTCTCCCCGCCCCTTATTCTGCGTACACGCTCTCGATCAGCGCACACAGCTCCGTGTACTGCTCGTCCGTGATGCGCCCCACGGCGAAAAACACGTCGCACTTCTGCTGTGCCTCCTCACGGGTCTTGTAGAACCGCTTGTTGATAAGCTTCGTCATAATGTTGTACATAGTCGTTCTCCTTTCTTAACCGATGGTCGCCATGTCGCTGTTGTAGATGGCTTCTACCGCTTCTCCAAGTTGCTGCGTCAACGTTTCTGCTTCCGAGATAAGCCCCGCAACAAGCTCTGCGCCGTTAACGTGCTCCACGCTGCCATTAATGACCCGCATGGTCTCTTCGCCGCCTGTGGCATCCACTGCGTAGCCCTCGCGTTCGCTTTCTTTGCACAGAATATAGCTGCCGTTTTCTGCGATTTTTACCGGGTTTGCCGCTTCACTGTAAAATGTCTCGCCGCCTGCATTTACCTTGTACACTCTTTCACCTCGCTTTCCAGCATCGCTAAAGCTTTTTCGTATTTATCTGCCTCCACATGCTGCCCTATGATTGCCGCCTGCTCCAGGCATATAGCCAGCAGCTCTGCGCATACATCGGTCAGCTTTTCAATTGTCTCCTGCAAGGGCATAGCTCCAGCCCTCCTTATCCGGGTAAAACCCAAATATGCTCTTAAAATATTCCGCCGACTTTCGCACGGCCTTGTGGCTATTCCCTCGGTTCATGTGCCCGCAATAGGATGCCCAAACCGGCTGTACATCCGCAAGCGAGATTTTTCCGGCGTGTACCATTTTTCGGAGCTTTGGCAATTTCTTACGCAGACGCGCTGTGGCCTCGCGGCCCATCCGCATTTTTACGCCACCATCCGGCTTTGTGTGGTACCGACACTTGAGAAAAACAGACTTTCCTGCGGGCGATATGCCCGTTTTCTTTTCGTTCACCACAATACCGATTTCTGTTGCCTTGCGGCGTATTTCTGTTAAGCACGTTTCCAGATACGCCCGGCTTTCGTGCATAGCGTACCCGTCATCGTTATATCGTCCGTACCCTTTCAGCCGCAGTTTGTCCTTGCACAGGTGGTCGATGGGGGAAGCCAGCATCAGGGCGCACACCTGCGACACCTGGCTCCCCAGCCCCAGCCCATAGTCTCCGAAATCGCGGATAAAACGGTCCACCTCCGCCGCTGTGCGCGGATCGTGAAACAACCGCCTGTTCGCTTCAAACAGTGGCTTGTGCGGCGCGGTATCGAAGAACTTGCGAAAATCGTACCGCAGCACATAGCCGCCTCTCCTTGCTTGCCGGGAGACATGCTTCTTGTACCGCCGCAGGGCGCGATCCATCCCTCTCCCCTTTAAGCTGGCGGAGTTGTCGTAGATAAACGTCGCTTGATACACCGGCACCAGCGCATAGTCGCACAGGCACTTCTGCACCACCCGCTCCGTGATATGCACGGCTCGAATGTGCCGCGCCTTTCCGCGTTCATATACCGTAAACTCATGAAACCCTTTATGCCGAAACGTCCCGTCCATAAGTTCTGTGTGGATGTCTGCCACCCGCACCAGCATGTTATTCATAAGGCTCTGTGTACTGGACATCCACTTTACGCCCCTGCAGCACTTCTTTGCGGATTTCCACAAGTGCATAAAGCTGAAAACGTCCTCAAAATTCCCGCAGGCCCTGCTGCGGTCCATCGCTTTGCGCTCCCGTGCGGCTTTGCGCCGCAGGTAGCGGCCCTCTCGTCTCTCTTTGTTGGTCAATATGCGCCTCCGTGCAGTCTTATTGTCGGGTGCGGGTTCTAACTGCGTAGCCGCCGCCATGAAACCGGGTTTCCGCACATTCACCGGCCATGCAAGCGCCCGCCACTCGGTGGCGGACGGGCCTTTTCGGCCAGCGTCCGGCGGCGTATCATCGGACGCGAGTTCAATGGGCAAAGCGCTCCTTCGCTCAAAGCATCGTTTTCAGCTATACCGCCTACTAAGTCCTGCCTGTGCCGAGCGAATCCGGGGACAACCCCATACGAGTTGCTGGCGTTGTTGTTGTTGACGCTGCCGCTGGAGTTGACAATCAAGAAGTTCGTCGAGTTGCCGGTGTTCGCGTCACGCAGCCACCAAACCACCGCCGAGCCGCCAGACCGTACCGCCAGCGCAGATATACAGCGCTTTCCCTATATAACGGCTTATGTTAAGCCCTTATACCGTTCTCTGTCGCTTTTCCGCACCTTGCCGATCAGTTTCGCCTCCGCGCTGATCAGCTCTCCGTGCTTCTGCATGGCGTGCGGTACCCACTTATACCTCTCCTCTCCGCTCAACAGTTCCTCGTACAGATCCTCCAGATCGTCGGCAAGGTTCTGCAGCACCACATTCGCCCTCCCAAGATAGTCGGCGCGTATCTGCGCCTCATGCTGGTTGTGCACATAGGTGTTGTTGGCCGCCTTTACGGAGTGCAGTACCTCTCGTGCCTCCTCATAAATAGGCCCCAGCAGGAAAAATTGCAGACGCTTCGGGCATTTCTTGACGACCGTAAGCGTATGCTGCTTCAGTTCCCGCGCCGTCTGGATGAATTGCATAGAGGATTCGCCCTGCTTGCTTTTTGGTACGGACATACGTTTCCTTTCCGCCATCCGCCCCATCTAAGGGGCGGATGGGCATTGATAATAGATTAAAATGCGAAGCCGGGGACAACCCCATACGAGTTGCTGGCGAAGTCGCTGTTGACGCTGCCGCTGGAGTAGACAATCAAGAAGCCCGTCGAGACGCCGGTGAGCGCGTCACGCAGCCACCAAACCACCGCCGAGCCGGAGGCGTTGTTCTTTACCTTGCTGTTTCCTGCGGCGTACCAGTTGTAGCCGCTGGAGCCGATGTCGTTCTGGCTGTGCAGCGAGAGTATGTCCTCCGTGGGAGTTGTCCCCTTGTTGTTCGTCAGGCTGCGCGTCATCAACACATCGCGCCATGCCTCCGGTATGCTTGCCAGCAGTTCCGGCATCGTGGTGCTCCGCATCCGCGACGCCTCCCAGCCGCCGACGTTCGTGTTGCCTGTGTTCATCTGTGCGCTGGTCACGATAGTCACGGTGTCAAACGTCATGCCGCATTTTCCGGTGGCGGTTTCCTCGCCGTAAGCGCTGGTGTCTGCCAGATCGTCCGTGTTGAAGCTGATCAGCCGCGCCTGTACCGTGGTGTTGTTAATGGGAAAGCTCATGGTATCCCCGATAGTCAGCTTACGGCTGTCCGAACCAAAGTCCAGATACGCCACGCTTGTGGTGCGTGAAATTGCGCCGTTGTTGGAAATGGCCTCTGCATACAGCGCCATCAAATCAGCCGTTACGCCAGCTAAGCCGTTGGTGTATGCCACCCCGGCGGTTGCGCTTGTGTTTGCCACAGGCCGCAGCGGCAGCTCTATAATAGGCGGCGCGGGGTATGTTTTAATGGGGCTTTCTTTGCCGTTCAGCGTAGCTACGATAGACCACGTCCCGGCCTTGTTCAGTTTTAGTGTTGCTTTGCCATCGCTGTCAGCTACTGCGGTGACAACACTCGTTCCCAACGTTGCAGTCACGGTCGCGCCGGCAGAAGTCTCCACAATGTATCCCGCCCCGCTTCCGCCTCCTGCCGCCAGCGACCTACCGATAATAACCATCGTTAGTTTACCTCCTTTACTTCGTACACCGTCACCTGAACGATCAGGTCAGCGGTGGGTTTTTCGCCCACAGCGTAGGCGGTAAATGTCCCGTTGTTGTTGGCGATATAAATAGCGTTGGTGCCGTCGTCCAGCATCTGCTGTATCGCCGTCGCGTCTGCCTGAATGTCCGCCTGACTGGTGGCCGTTCCGCCTGTGATGGTCACGCCCTGGGTGTAGGGGCTTGCGCTCCCTGTCCAGCTTGCCGCCGCCAGCGTCAGCGATAGTTTGTCCGTTATGTCCTGCTTGCCCGGGAACTCTGTGCTCATCTCCTCCACCTCGTTGCACAGCGCGTTCAGGTTCTCCGCGTTCAGTGCAGGCGGCGCACCGTTGTTCCATCCGGGGTTCTTGTAACCTGCCATATCGTCCCTCGCTCCTTTCGTCCGTCAATTTTTTGCTACGGTCCACAGGGTGTCGCCCTGCCGTATCAGTATCTGTGCGCCCTCTGCGCTCCCGGTCTCAGCCCACGGCACCGCGCAGATCAGCGCCTGCTGCCGCGTGTTGTCCTGCGTCTCGCAGGTGATCTCCGCGTTGACGAATACCCGCAGCACCTCGCCCTTTCGGTTTTTCAGGAATAAGGTGTTCTGCGTCAGCGCCAGAGCAAACAGCGCGTCCCGCTTCGCCAGCGTGTCGCTGTACTCCGCATTGGCGCCCACCTCGCCGATATAGCCGCTCAGCTCGCCGCTTTGGTACAGCTGCGGTACCATCTGCACCGTGGGGTATCGGGTGAAGTTTCCCAGCAGCGTCGGTCGGTTGTTGTTGCTCACCGTCCCGCTCTCCACGTTCAGGCTGAACCGGAATAGCTCCTCCACCCGGTATACGTTGTCGCCGTCCTCCGCGCAGGAGAGTATCGTCCAGTCCCACAAGCGCACCGTCACCGGCTGGCTGGGCAGCGCCGTGGTCACAAAGGATCTCTCCCCCACGCCGAATACGTAGTAGGTGTACGTTCCCTGCGAGGCCGCCGCGCAGTCGATCACGCTGCGCTCCGCGTACCCTACGTCCGCCACGTGCACCAGCGACGCTGCGCCCTCCTCTCTGCGGTATACGGCCCAGCCCGTCAGCGGCTCCTCCGCCACGATGTTGCCGCCCCGCAGGTCTGTGGCGAAGTCCGCCAGCAGCAGCGTCCTGTCGCCGAACTCCGGTGTGTACCCCGCTGCGCTCATAAGTGCCGTCACCACCGTGTCCGTCAGCTCGCCCTCCTCTATCCAAAGGTAGTCGCACACCTGTGCGCCAACCAGCTTCACGTTCACCACGGTCATATCCGCCATCACCGCGTCCGCCATGTATTTCAGCGCCGAGAATTGGCTGGCCCGGGGGAATAGCCTCACCGACGGTTCCAGACTCTCCGCCGGGAATAGTCCCCGCTCATACCGCCGCCGCACGTACAGTTTTCCGCCCGTCAGCGCCACCGTCAGCTCGTCCTCCGGGGCAAAGGCAGCGTTCACCCAGCCTATCTCCGCGCCACCCTGCATAGCCCGCACCGCCGTTGTGCTCACCGTCACCGTCAGCGACTTTCCGTCCGTGCCGGTCAGGTTGAATAGCGTCGCCGGCAGCGCCTTGACCGTTCCCTTCCATACGATGCTTATGGGCGTCGTCAGCGCCATCGCTTCGCCCGTCACTGTGTCCCATGTCACCGTGGATCCGGTGCTCAGGTTCAGCTCCCCGTTTCGGATGGTGTATTCGCCCTCCGCCGTGCCCGGTATGTCGTAGGCGCCCGGCCACGACACCAGCACACCGCTTTGCTTCCGCTTTACGCACGTCACCACCGCGCCGGTATAATTGCTGGCGCTGTATTGCACCGCGAACTGTACCCAGCCCGTGTCTGCCACCACGCCGTTGCTGGTCTCCACCCGGCACCGCACGGCGTATTCCTGCCCGGTGAATAAGCCGTCGTAGTAAAACGCCAGCTGTGCCGTCGCCACGTTGCCCGTGTCGTACAGCACGTCCTCCGTGTCCATTGCCGGTGCAAGCTGCCACCGCGCCCAAATAATGGGGTCGCCCTGCGCCTGCGAATAGCTGGCCGTCCACGTCATCTCCTTCGCCGCCACCGGCTTCGTAAAGTCGTTGATGGTCAGCACCGGTGCGCTCCGGCACACGAATACCGATGCGCTCTGCTGCGTCACGCTGTCCGCGTCTGTCCACCACTGGGTGATGAGCAGCTTGTAGCTGTTCCCGTTGGTGATTCCCGCCGCAGCCAGCGCCTCCGCCGTGATCGTGTAGCTGAAAAACACCACATCGCCCTTGGCGTTTCGCCCGTAAAAGGGGCAGTTGTCCGTCCGTTTTCCCGAGTCGTACAGCTGTGCGCTCTCCGCCGTGTTGGCCAGAATTTTTATCTCAAACGCCGTCATGGCGTTCTGTCCGTCCACCTGCCAGGTCACGGTCATGTTTTGGCTTGCATCCACCGTCCCGTTGCCCAGCGCTCCCAGCGTGGAGGGCGTGATATTTGTCGGCATGAAAAGTGCCATATCGTCCTTCCCTCCTTCCGTTTATGTCTTTGTCTCCGTTTTCAGCGGCCACACCGTCACCGTCGCCACAGGGAAGTCCGCCACGCTGGTGGCGGATATGGTCATCTGCCCCTCTCCCGTCAGCGGGCGGGAAAAGCCGGTGATGAGATGCCGTTCCGTGGGGCTGCCCTGCTTATCCCGGCGCACCAGCGTCACGAGCTCGTTCTCCTTGATGTGAAAGATCTGCCCGCAGCTGATGTCCACGCTCTTCTGCAGCACCGTGGAGCGCTTCAGCTCCCACTCTGCCCTGTCCCGGCACATGGTCTCCGTTGCGTAGCCGTCCTCTTCTGTCCACACCGTCTTGCGGCCTATCAGCTGCACGTTGGTATCGCTCATGGGGTCGTTGTTGGTGGCTCTCGCCCCCGGCTGGCTGTTGTCGTCCAGCGCCGCCCCCAGCACGATGTAGTCGTTGTACACCTCGGTGTTTTGCGCCGTGTACGTCATGCCCAGCAGCGTCGCCTCCCCCATCGAGAAGGCGTAGCTGACGGGTTTTTCACTGTCTAAAAGGTCGTCCTGGCTGGGGTCTATCCGCAGCCGCCCCGTGGCATCGTAGCCGATCCATGCGTTCAGCATCTCCGCAAAGCCCAGTATCACCTCCGCGTATGTGCCGCTTCCCGGATCCACCTCCAACGTGTACGGCGCGTCCACCAAATTTACTTCGGTTCCGTCCGTCAGCTTCTGCTTCTTGCCGTTGTAATACTCCGTGTACACCGGGGGGATGGGGTCTACCTTCCGCCCGTTTCCCTTGTCGTCCTGCAGCAGGGCGTTGATCTGCTGAAAGATGTTCACGTTCAGTTTTCCCTTATAGGTGCCCTCCAGCTTGCCCCACAGCGTCCCGTCCAGATTGGCCCACTTGTCCACCAGCTCGTACTGCATCAGCCGCCGTCCCGGCTCCACCGTTTCCTGCGGACTCTGTATCAGGAAAACGCCCTGCTGTATGTAGTAGTCCTCGCCGTTTGGCAGCACCAGCCCCTCGTCCAGCGCGATCTCCTGCCCGAACCACAGGTGGTTCACGTTGTAGTCGAACGCGCCGTCCACGTTCCCCAGCGTCACGCTGGCCGTTCGCCTTACCCCGTTTTGCAAATTTACCGTCAGCGCCCCGTCGGCAACAAAGGCGCCGCTGTGCTTATTTCGCGGGTTATTGTCCACGAAGAACGCCGTGCTCCCGTCCGGGTTCAGAAAGCGCAGCCGGCACAGTTTCTGAAACCGGCCCTTCAGCGCTCTCAGGTACGCCAGATATTTCTCCTGCTCCGTCATGGCACGTGCCCTCCGTTCAGCTGCGCTTACGCTTCTTCCTGTCCTCCGCCGCCGTCAGCGCGTCGCACTCCTCGTCCGTGGCCGCCCTGATCTTTCGTATGTCCGGGTTTCCCTTGCGGTACTGGCTCTCGCGGGTGATGTAGTACCGTCCCGTGATGCCCGTTATCGGTATCTCTCTGCCGCTTTTCATCACCAGGATGTGCCGCGTCTTTTTCGCCATAGTCCAGCCGTCCTTTCTCACATATTCCGTCCGTCCGCATACATGAAAACCATGTGGTTCCCTGCGTTCTTCCCCTCGCCAAATACCAGCACCACCACCTGCGCCCCCACCGGGGCCGCCGCCATCGTGCTCACATAGGGGAGAAAGCTCTCCGTTTCGTCAAAGGGTCGTTTTACGCCGATTTTCCCGTCTGCCGCTGCGGTCGTCACCTGCGCCCGGTACTGCCGTACCATATCCGTCTGCGTCTCCCGCACCCGCCGCACATAAAAGTTGTCCCACAACCGCTTTGCCAGCTCCGCCAGCGTCTTTGCGTTCTCGTCCATGCTCTTATCCTCCGTAGGGCTTCACGTTGTGCGCCATCCGGCACATCTGCGCCACCGTCAGGTGCTCCGCCTGCTGCTCTGTCAGGGTGATTCCCTTCACGTTGTAGGTGGGCCCGCTGTGGTCGCTGTAGCTGCGGTTATCGCTGCTCCCCGCCACACTGCGGCTCACCGGCGTCTCGCCGTACAATCCGCCCAGCTCGTTCACCCTGGCCCGGAACCGCGCATCCGCCGACGGCTTCAGCATCTTCGCCGTCACATCTGGCGGCAGCACCATCTCGTCGTCCACCGTGGCCTTTATGCCGCCCAGCCCGTGCAGCACACCGCCGCTGTCGTACTTTTTCTTCCGTCCCCCGCTGACGGCGCCGATAATGCTTCCTGACACGATGCTCTTCCGGTTTGACTTTCCACTGTTCGGCAAAGAAATGTTGTTCTTGCCCATGCTGATGGCATCCGAAAGGTTCCCTGTCGGTTTATTGGATACGCTGGCTTTCTCGGAGCTGGTGGATTTCCGCACGCCGGTCAGGTTGCCGACCTTTACCTCGGTGTATCCCGACGCATTGCCGGTCGCGTTCCGTTTGACCTCTACCGGCGTACCGCCAGCCGTGATCGTCACGCCTGCCGCAGCCGCCTTTGCCGCCAGCACCCCGTTGGCCCATTCCCACCAGTTCTGTACGCTCTGATCCAGCAGGACTTCCTCTTGGGCCACCGTTTCACCCAGCGCGTTGATGTATTCCTCCAGTGCGTCAATTTTCAGCTGGTACGCCGCCTCGATGGCCTTTTTCCTCGCCTCCAATTCCTCAATGGCGAGGTCCAGCTCCATCTCCCGCTCATAGTCCCGCAGGTCCTTCTTCGCGTCCGCAAGGTCCTCCTCGGCCTGCTTCACCTTCTCCGGGTCTGCGATCCACTCCCACTGCCCGGACTCGGCGTTGTACATCCGCACCGTGCGCTCGTTCCGGGCGTTCAGCAGCGCGTCCTGCTTCCGCATGACCTCCAGCCGCAGCTCCTCCAGCTTCTCGGCCCGGTCTATCTCCTCGTTTTGCTTCTTCAGCGCGTCGATCTGCGCGTCTATGGCCGCCAGCTCTGCGTCCCGCTGCTTTTCCAGCGCATCGATCTCGTCCTGATACTTCTTTTTCGCCGCGCTGCTGCCGGAACCGCCGGAGCCGCCGCCGCTATAACCTCCTGTGTTTCCGGTGGTGTTGTTCCATCCGCCGCTGGGCGCCGTGCCCGTCAGTTTTCCCCACGCCTTGTTCGTCAGGTAGGATTGTGCTTCCTCCAGCGTCTTGAACTTTTTGTTGGCGACCAACACCATCGACTGCTGGTAGATCCGTCCCGCGTTCAGCAGGTTCCCGTAAGCTTGAGTGGTGTACCCGATGGTGGCCGCCAGCGTTCGCAGCGCACTGATCTGCTGGCTGAAATTCAGCTTTGTGTTGCTGGCCGTGATCTGTGCCGCCACCAGGTCGTACAGCGCCTTGCCTGTATACCCCGCCTGCTGCGCCTCGGAGATCAGTTTGTTTACGTAGTCCTGCGTGGCCTTTTGCGTCACGCCCAGGATCTCCTGCACCCTGTCATAGGCAGCCACCAACTGCCGCTGTTCCTCCGATACCGCAAAGCCATAGTTGATCGCCTTGCGTATCGTTTCTACTTCTTCCTCGCGGCCCTCCTGCAGCTTCGACAGGGAGTAGTAATACTCCTCCTGCGTCTTGGTGCCCGCCTCCATCTGGTCCTGCACCAGCTTCAGCGATAACTTATACTGCGCCAGCGATTCCACGTCCGCCTGCACCATCTGTACGGGAGTCGCGCCCATGCCGCCGCCCACACTGTCGCCGCCGCCAACGTATACCTTGGCTTCGGTGCCGTGCAGCTCGTTCCATGCGTCCCACGCCTCAGACTCTGCGTCCCGTACCGCCTTTTCCTGCTCCTCGCGGATCGCTCGCAGCACCTCCAGCCGCTTTTCCTCCGCCTCCGTCAGTTCTCCGGTCTTGCTTATGAGCGTGTCGTACTCGTCCTCGGTCTCGCCCAGCGCACTCTGTGCCGTTTCAACGCCCTTCAGCGCTTTTTCATAGGCTCGCGCTTTTTCCGTGCTCAGGCTGATCGCCACGGCCAGCGCCGCAAAGATCGCCGCGCCCACGCCCAGCTTCGGCAGCATTGCCAGCAGGCCCTTCATCTGCCCGGTGAGCTGCGTGATCGCCATAGCGTTGCCGCCTATGGCGGAGGTCAGCGTTCCGAAGAATGTCCCCACGCCGCTGTTCATCAGCGCCGTAAAGCCCCTGTTCGCCAGCGTCAGCACACCCACCAGCAGCCCCAGCTGTATCACCAGCCGTCCGGTGTCGCTGTCCAAAAACTCCACCAGCGCGATCACCTGGTCCAGCGCACCCTTTATGGTGTCCGTCTCCACCAGGTGGCTGATGAACTCCGTCCACTTGTTGTGCAGTATCTCGGTCTTTCGGGTCCAGCTGTCCAGCGCGTTTTCCACTTCCTTGTCCGCGCTGCCCACCGCATCGGCGTAGTCACCCAGCATGGACTCGTACATATCCCAGTTCTGGATCAGCGCCAGCAGCTGCGAGGTACGCAGCTTACCGCCGATGTCGCTGACCATCTCCATCAGCTGCTGCTCCGTCAGAAATCCGTCCTTCATGCTCTGGGACAGACCGGCAATGGCTTTCATGGGGTTAATGACATCGCCGGATGCCTGCGCCGCGTCGTAGGCGTCCTTGGCATAGAGTTTGATGACATCCCGCAGCCCCGCGATTTCGCCGGTGGTCCACGTCACGCCCTCGTCGATCTCCGTCTTGGTATCGCCGATGATATTCAGGAAAAGCGCCCGCAGCGCGGTGGCGGCCTCTGTGCCGGACCGCTGCGTCACAGCGGTGATCGTGCCGATAGCCGCCGTCAGTTCATCTGCACCCACATGGGCCTGCGCCGCAATAGGCGCCACCTTGCCCAAGCCTTCGGCAATTTTTTCTATTGACGTTGCGTAATTGTTATCAATTTCATTTGCTCCATCGAGAACCTTCGTCAGCTGCTCGATGCTGCCCTGATACTTGTACGCCGCGTCCATAGAGAGCAAAAACTGCTGTGCGGTCTCTGCGTCCGTGTCTCCCACGATCTGCGTCTTGGTGGCCAGCTCCGCCAGCGCGGAAGCCTGCTCGCCGTAGCCTGCGCGGCTGAAGTTTGCCACGCTGTTCAGGTACTCGTCCGCCGCCACGCCGTAGGCGCTTGCGGTGTCGTATGCCTGCTTCTCGATCCTGTTCAGTTCCTCCGTGGTCGCGCCGGTGACTTTGCGTATCGTCACCATCTCGTCGTCCACGTCCTTCATGGTCTCCAGCGCTTCCGTGAAGCTGCGCTTTAACCCGGCAATGGCGTTGCCCATCACCTGCCACAGCGCCATCTTTCCGGCCACGCGCACAAAGCTGTCGCCCATCAGGTCGGCAAAGCCGCTGCTCTCCTTGGCCGCCGTCCCCACGCTCTTGACCGACTGCGCCGCCTTTTTCGTGCTCTGCTGCACCTTCCCGCTGGCGCCCAAATATGCTTTTTCAAATACCGCCGCGCTCTCCTTGGCGCTCTTGCCGCTCAGTCCGCTTACGCCGGTCAGATCCTCTATGCGGCTCTGCATGGCGGTCGGCGCGTAGGTGCTGCTCTGCTGCGCCGCATAGGCGCGGTAGGCATCCTTGGCCGCCCGCACCTGTGCCGCCGCCCTCTCCGCCGCTTTGGCCTGCGCCGTAAAGTTCTGCGTCACCTTCTTGCTGATGATCTCCATCTCGCCGCTCTGCATATTCAGCGATTTGGACACCTGCACCACTTCGCCCACCTGGCGGCTGTAGTCCGCCACGGACCGGCGCAGCTCGCCCTCCGGGCTGAAGGTCTCCGTCAGCTTCTGCAAACTCTGCCGTGTGGCGTTTATCTGTACATCGGCGTTCTGCGTATTCACGCCCAAAGTCACCGGGCTGCTCTGCAGCTTCGCTATCTCTCCCTTGAGCTGCGAAAAATCAGGTACAGCCGTTACTTTGAAAATCGCCATACGCTACCTCCAATCGTCCTCTTCCCGTATCATCCCGGTATCTTCCGCCAGCTCCAGCGTGGGGTCCGCTCCGTTCATGGCCCGCACCAGTGTTTCTTCCGCCCTGCCGTCCAGCATCTCCTCCACGAAGTTGCGGAAAAAGGGTCTGTTCTTTGGCCGTCTGCCCCAGTTGTACGCGGGGTCGTTTTTCTCGATCCGGTTCACCAGGTCGTCCCCGTCCACATGGGGGTCTATGGGTTCTCCGTTGCCGTCCGTTGCGCCGCTGGGGTGATACAGCAGCGTCAGGTTCATGCCGCCGTCCCGCTCATCCGAATACACCGTGGCGCTGGCGTTCATGTCCGCCAATCCCTTCGTGCCGCGCCGGCGCACATACTCCTCCGGCACCAGCTTGTCGTATACGTCCTCTACCACGTGCTCCCGCAAGCACTGCCGCATTTCCTCCGCCAGTGCGGGGCGCGATGCGCGAAAGGCATCCTTCACCTGCTTTTCCAGCGCGGCCATGTCCTGTTCAAACCCGCTGAACTGCCCCACCAGCTTTGCCATGTCCCGCGCCTCCCCTCTCTCACATACGCCAATGCGCTGTCTTGCTTCAGCGCACTCGCGTCTGCCCCCTCCCCCGCCTTGCGGCAGGGGAGGGGATTTTTTGTTGTCGTCAGGCTTCCTTCACGCTCACAGCGCACTGGTCGGTAAACGTGGTGCCTTCGTACACGAAGGTAACTGTCATGTCGCAGTCGCCAGCAGTGGCCCCTGCGGAGATCAGTCCGCTTGCGCTCACGGTGGTGCCGCTGGGTGCGCCGTTCAGGCTGTAGGCGCACTTGGCAGGATCCAGCACCGCCAGCTGGCCGTTCTCCAGCACTGCCTGGGGCTTCACCTGCACCGTGCCGCTGACGGGGACGTTGATAACGCCGCCGATGGCGGTCACGATTCCCGTCACTACCTCAGCGCCGTTGTCCGGCACGTACACGTACCAGCCCAGGGTGCCGCCGGCGCAGTCCTCGCACTTGTCAGAGATCACGCTCTCATCCGTGCTCAGTGCGCGCCCCACGATCTGCGTGGTGTCGTAGTTGCTCTGGCTTCCGGTCACGGTGGCGGTGTCCGCCTGCAGCTTCAGCGGTACGTTGATGTACAGCCAGCCCTGGCGGGTGCCCTCGTTGGTCTTGGCGTTTACGTTGCCGTACACCGCCATCTGTGCGGTGAAGAGTCCCACTTTGCCGTTCATGCCGGTGGTCAGCTTGCCGCACATGGCGCTGAGCTTGTTCACGAAGTACCACACCTTGTACTCGGTGCCGCTCACCGCGGTAAAGCCGCTGATGGTGCCGTCCGCCGCGATCTCATAGGCGATGCCGCCCTGCTGGATGCCGGACGCCTTCTTGGTCTCCTGCACATAGGCATAGGGCTTCGCCATCGCGTACTGTGCCACAGGGGCGCCGTCGGTCACGTCCACCTTCAGCACGGTGCTGTTCGCCGTCACCACCTGGCACACCGGGGCCACAGCGTTGTAGGTCACAGCGCCGCCCACGCCCGCCATCTTCGTCCGCAGGTCGAAGTTGGCCTGGGTGAAGTTCACCTGGATGTCCGGGTCGCTCTCGATAATGGTGGCAATGCCGTTATTCAATCCGGCACGCAGGGGATCCGCGTTCACCGTCACGGTGATGTTGCCCTCCTGGAACTTGTTGCTGCTCAGCAGGACCTGACCCGTTTCCATGTCGGCGAACTGTGCGGCGCAGATGCCGCGGGTATACAGTCTCGGATCGGTAAAAGTAATCATTCTGCTTTCACTCCTTTTTGATATAAAAAATGGAGGCAAAGCCCCGGTTTCCCGTTGGCTTCGCCCCACTTGGCGTTCCGCCCTGCCCGCTTGCAGGGCCTATTCCCTTCTCTATGCCTGTCCCATGCCCCGTGTCGATTCCTCCACGGGCCGCAGTGCCGTGTTTCCGTCGCTCACCCGGTCATAAAACAGGCTCGGCCACGGGTTGCCCCGTTTCCACTGTGTTCCTCTCGCCTCCGCGATGGTGCAGGTCATGTACCCCAATATCCGCTGCCACGTTTTTGCTTTCGTCTGCAGCTTCAGCAGTGGCCACGACTCTATTTCCGTCTCCTCCGCGTGTTCCAGCGCGGCCACCGTCGCCACCCGTTCCCACGCATCTCCGCTCAGTTTTGCGCCGCCGTTCATCTCCGCCAGCTCCCGCTGCGCTTCCACCAGTTCCGGGTTGGCTTCCGGCGGCGTCAGCTCAATTCCGTTCTGTGCGGCGATGATCTCCCGAAGGTACTGGAACTGCGCCGGCGTAATGCGCCACAGCTCCTCTCCGTGCAGCACGAACTCCACCGCCGTCAACCGGCTGGGGTCTTTCGTGTCCACCTTGCAGCGAAACGCCTTCAAGCGCTCGTCCAACGGCTTTCCTCTCCCCAGCCGCAGGGAGAGCGCCAGCATCAAAAGCGCCCTTGACAGCAGCCCCACTGTCTCCTCTCCGCGCCCCATCGCGTCGTACTCCATCTTGTAGTAGGCCGCCAGCAGCGGCATCACAGCATACGCCACAGGGAGGCTCTGCTGCACGATGTCAATGCCCGGTCGCGCCAACTCGAATGTCTCCATCTCCTCCACAAGGATGGGGTACAGCGTCAGTCCCTCCGCCTGTACTTCCTCGTACCTGCGGCAGGCCCTTTCTATGCTCTGTGAGATCGCCATATAAACTCTTTTCCTCCCTCACGAAACACCTTGTTGATTATGCAGTTTTCTTATAAGCTGATTCCCGCCTGTACCAGCAGCGCCGTCACAGCGCCGCCCAGTACCAGCCACACCAGTTTTTCCACCACGTCGTTCCACCGCTTCGCCGGCAGGTTCGTCAGGCTCTTTACGTCCTTCTTGACCTCCGACAGGTCATCCCGCATATCCTTCTGTTCCCGGGTCATCAGCGCCACCGAGGTCGCCAGTTCGTTCAGGGCTTTCTGCTCCTCGGCCAGCTCGTTTATGCGGTGCGTGTTGCTTTTGCTCCGCTGCTCCACCTCCGTCAGCCGGTGGTCAAAAGTCACTTCATCCATTGCGCCGCCCTCCGTTCTCTCAGAATGTAGTCACGACGCTTTCTTCGTCGCTGTCCGCCCAAGCAAGGCTCATGTGTACGCGCCGTCCCACGTTCATGCCCTGGTCGTATATGGCATGGGATCCGTTGTCCGTATGTGCCCCTCTGTCAAAGGTCATCACCCCGGCTCCGCCTATGTTCACGCCGTTCAGTGCCTCAATGATGCACTGCTCCATGTCATAGCTGCGGGAGTAATCGTCCGTCCGTGTGGTGGTCTCGTGTCCGTAGTTGCACAGTATGTCGAAGTATATTCCTACCGCCGCCGTAAAGGGTGTCTTTGGGATCACCCGCCCGATGTACACCTTTACCACCGTCTGCGCCATGCTCTGCGCCTGTCCCCAGTATTCAAGCGGGAATAGCCTGTACCCCTTGGGGTGCTTTGCCTTCTGCTCCTCCGTGTCCACCGCCGGCGACTCACCGTCAAACACAATGCTCAGCTTTTCCTCCGCCGTGGGCAGGGGCTGGGCCAGTGGGTTCGCCCCGTCGCAGCAGATGTACTTCATCAGCCGCACCCGGGGTCTTGCGTTGTCGTCCACGGGCGTGTACCCGTTCCTGTCCGGCAGGTCCAGCAGGTAGTTCACGATCTTTTTCGGTATCTTCTCCGCACCCTTAAAGGTGCCGTAACCGGTTTCCACACGTTCAAATGGATAGTAGGGGCTGTCGAAATCTGTGTTCACGCCCTCACCCCGCTTTCCGTTTTCCTAATTGTTTCACATGAAACATTGTATTATTCGTTGCGTTTTCGATATTTTTGCAACTTTTATTTCCGTTGCGTTTTGAATATTACTTTGTTCCCTTTTGCACCTGCTCCGCCAGTTCCACCAGCTCCTTCATGCTCTCCGGCGTCATGGCCGCCGCGCTGCTCATGGCCATCCGCGCCACCACATCGTTCATCACCGCCAGATTGGCGTTGATCTCCGTGTTCAGCATCTTCTCCAGGTCCCGGTAATCCGCCAGCAGGTCATACGCCTTGTCCCGCAGGGCGTCGCTCTGCTTCTTCATCCGGTCTATCTGGTTGACCAGCTGCACCCCGCCCACCAGATCGTAGTCGTCGGCGCTCATCAGCCACTTGTCCTCCTCGCAGCCGTCGAAGTCCAGCCGCAGATACGCCCGTGCCAGTATGCCCATCAGGTAGCGCCGTTTCCGCTGTCCGTTCTCCCGGTACATGGGCGGCACATCGCCCCGGAAGCGCTCCCCGGTATCCACCACCACCCGGTCAATGCACCTCTCCGCGCAGTGGCTCACGATGGCAGCCTTTTCCATCAGCGGCACATAATCGTTGGCCTTGGCGAATACCTCCTTCATGGTAATGGGCTTGCGCTCTTTAATGCTGTTTTCCATCTCTCCTGCTCCTTTCAGATTCATAATGGAAATTCCCTCACGTATTTACTTTTTCCCCATACAGCGCAGTGAGCAGTTCCGCCACTGCGCCGCGTTTTCGTACCGTCCGCTGTCCGGGCAGTGGTACTGGTAGCAGCAGAAGTCGTGCTCTCCCGTCTGCTTCCTGCACCGTATGATGATCTCCCCTACCTTCCGGTAGGCGTGCTCACATATCGGCTTTGCCATCGTTCTTACCACCCCTCCAGTGTGATGTCCGTGCTCACGCTCTTGCCCTTACAGGCGGCCGTCACCGTCAAAGGCTTTACGCTCCCGCCCCAGCAGTACACGGTGGCGGTGCTGCCGTCCACCTCTGCGGTGTAGCTGTCCTCCGCCGCCCCGGTGAAGGTCCATTCCACCGCGTCTCCGGTCTCCGCGCCGTTCTCGGTGTATATGGCCGTCAGCACGGTCTTGCCGTAGGCTTCCAGTCTCTCCACCGGATCCGTCTGCCAGTGTACGCCGCTTACGCTCTCTGCCACCGTCACGGTATAGGTGCCGTAGTGCTCCTCGTTCTGCACCAGCACCGCCGTGATGGTGCACGATCCCTCGCCCACCGCCGTCACGTTTCCCGTGGGGTCCACCCGGCATACGCTCTCGTCGCTGCTGTACCACAGATAGCGGGTAGGGTGTTCTGTGTCTCCGTCCGCCGCCTCTCCGTTTCGCAGGGATGCGGCGGTAAACTTTGCCTTTTCTCCCGTGCTCATGGCCGCCCTGCCGCTCACGTTCACCTCCCAGGTGAAGGGATAGGCGTTGGCCACCCGGCGAACCAGGTCGTCCTTCTCCCTATCCGGCTCCGTCATCCGCGCCGTAAACCGCAGCAGCCGGCAGCTCTCGTCGTCCCCGGTGAACTCCTGCGCCACGTCCGCGTAGCCGGTGATCTGATACGCCATCCGCCCCAGGATCAGGCGGCTGTTCACATCCAGATTTTCCGTTTCGCCGTTGCGCTGTATGGTAATGTTGAAGTACCCCTGCATGATGAGCATGGTCTCCTGAAAGTCGTTGGCGTTGGCGTTCAGCTTTACGTTTTCCACCACCATCGGTTCCTTCAGCACGTTGCCGTACCAATCCAGATGGTTCCATGTGGCGTTGCACCGCCTTATGATGCCCCCGCCCACGGCAGAGGATATGTTGGCTGGGTTCGTCACCAGCCATGTGGAGCCCATTGTCTCCAGTTTTGCGCCTTCCGGCACATATTCGATGCGCCGGTTTACAAACAGGACTTCCTTATAGTTGTCTATGGGCCGGTCTATGGCGTTACCCTTCTTCCGCGCATCGGCAAGGCGTACCAGCTGTTCGCTCCACTCGTAGAAGTTGTTGGGGTCGCTGTCCAGCCCCTGCACCCGGCACGCGGTGTAGTCGCTGGCGTACTTGCCGTATGCCTGCACGAATCGCGCCGTAGGATCTCCAAAGTAGGGGTTGCGCCTGTCGTTGTACTGTGCGGGGCGGTTGGTGGGTGCCTGCGGTCTCTCCGCCATTGCGGCGATATTGCCAAGATTGTTCTTTACGTCCGCCATCGCCCGTCACCTCCCCGTTTCACAGGAACTGGTATCGTCCGTACCCGCCCCGGCCTCTCTGCACCGTGTTCAGGAACGTACAGTCCTGCTCATACTTGTGCATCTCGTCCATCAGCCTTGCCCGGTTCTTCTCCTGCTTCGCGGCGCCCTCCTTCATATAGGTGCCCTCGTTCACCGTGTCAAAGCTCGCGTCCTTTATCTTCATTTGGTCGTTCAGCCAGTTGCGGAAGAACCGCTCGTCCCATACGCTTGCCACGCACAGCCCAAGTATCCGCTTCTGCTCCATTGTCAGCTCGTGACCAAATTCACCGTCTGTGTAAAAGTCAAGCGTGTAGTTTATTCCCGCCATGTCCTGTATAGGGAACGTCACCACGCCTGTTTCGGCGTTGTAGCTCGCCCCGGTGTACGGCACCGCCGTCATGCCGCCCGTCACATCCTGCTCCACAATGGCGCAGGAAAATAGCTCGTAGCCCACCATTCCGGTGTCCACTTCCGTTTCTCCCACCAGGCTGTCCTCGCTGCTGGTCCAGTAGTAGTCGCCGTAGCTGGGCTGTACCAGCCCCTCACTCAGATACGCTCTCATCTGCACCGGCAGGGAGAATAGGGGGATGGCGTTCACCATATACAGGCTCATCCTCCGCAGGAACGCCGCCGGGTCGTTGGCTGCCTCCTCCTGCAAGCGCACGTCGTCTATGGCCACCATCGCGTGGTTCGATATGACCTCGCTCCACTTCGTCCCCATGTTCTCCCCTCCTTATGCCGGAATATAGATCGTTATCAGTTCTCCCGCCGTGCCGTCCGTCAGTGCCACGCCGTCCGCGCCGGTCGAATTTCCGCCCAGCCCCTCCACCAGCGGCGCGTTGCTGGGGTATGTGCTCCTGCCGGGGTATAGATTGCTGCTGGGCATCAGTCCCGCCTTTTCCGCCTGTGGATACAGGCTTTCCGACGGATACAGTGTCGTCGAAGGGAATAGCCCTTTCGTGATCTTTACAAAGTCTCCCACCTGTACCACGGAGCCGGGAGCCACCCGGTAGGTCGCCTCCCAGTCTCCGTTTCCGTACAGGTACAGGGCGTAGCCTTCGCCCTCCGCCAGTGGGAAGCGCATCTGCCCGATGTTCGGGTAGGTGGAGTTGTTTATCTTCAACCCCGCTTTCCACTTTTCAAGCGCTCCGGGCGCACCATTGACTTGCATGAACCGTGCCGCGCCTCCCTCGGCCAGCGGCACCTGCACGACGGAGACGCCCGTATAGGTCACGCCGTTGATCTTTACATCTCTCGCCATGCGTTTTGTTCCTCTCCGTCAGGCTATCGTCATCACGCTGCCCGCCACACTGATCTGCGGCGTTGTCATCGTTCCTACGATGGGTGCCCCTCTTTTGTCGTGGGCGGTAGCGCCTTTCGCCAGTGTGTTGGCCGTCACGCTGTCCATTGACAGGTCCAGCTTCACCGCGCCGTCCACCACGACCTTGTTTACGTTTTTCGCCATCGCCCTTTTACCTCGTTTCCTCCGCTTCTCAGGCGCCGATGGTCAGCGTCACGCCGCCGGCCTCGTTGTCCGTCTCGCTCACGGGGATAGCGTTCACCGTCACGCTGGACAGGCAGTTGTACCCCTCGTCGGGCAGGACCTCCTGGCTGGCAAAGGTGGGGGTCACAGTCTTGGCCTGTGCCTTCATGTCCTCGCTGCCGGACATGGTGCCCTCCACGCCCAGGATAGTCACACCCTCGCGGATGTTGGTGGCGATGAGCTTGGCCTGCTCCGCCTCGGCGATCTGCACGGTGCCGCTTCCGTCGTGGAAGCCCAGGGGCACGGTATACACCTGCGCCTTGGTGGTGATGTTGCCCGCCACAGCGCCGTTGTTGGGCATCGTACCAGTGACCTCCGCGCCCTTCACAAATGCGGTCTTGCCCAGCAGGATCTCCGCAGCGGACGCGGTAGCGCCGGAGGTGTCCGCATCAAAAGTACACGTACCCGTGATGGTCGCACCCGTCTTGTCGTGGGCAGTAATGCCCTTGAGCAGTTTGGCAGGCACCACGCTGTCGGCGGTCAGATCGATTTTTACCTGTCCGTTCAGAATTACTTTGTTGATGTACTGATTAGCCATACTCCACATCTCCTATCGTTAAAGTTTTTCCGCCGGCGGCATTACTGACTTCGTACTGGGGAATTTTCTTCACCGTCACATCGTCGTTCATGCGTTTGGCTTTTGTATGCAGCACAACAGGCTTGTCCACCTGTGGTGTTACCTCATATTCGCCCTCGTAGGTGGGGATGATCTCTCCCCCGGTCTGTATCACTACATCCCGTATTTCTATCTCCACCACGGGCTGCCCCACCGGGGCGGTGCTGGCGTTGGCGTTCTTCTTCTGTTCCGCCGCGAACTGCTGCAGCGCCATTTACATCACCCCTTTGGACCGGCTTGCGGAGACGTATATGGTCTTGCCCTTTGCCCCCACCACGCTCTCGTCGTTGAATTTTATCCGCGCCTGCACCGGGGGCGTCCTCCCGGCCTTAAATGCGAAGGTCTGCTCCTGCGTCAGCGGGAATAGCCACTGTCCGTTCTCCTCGTCGTAGCGCACCACGCCGGGGTACGTCCTCGTCAGGGTCCCTATGGTGATCTCCAGCCGCAGTACCATCTCCGGCGTTATCAGCAGTTCCCCCTGCCGCAGCACGATGGGCAGCGAATAGGCGTCGCCCTGCATCATGGCCGTTCCCTCCTTCCGCCAGTGTCGTCAAACGTCCCTTACTTCGTGTCCTTCTCGTTCATGTCCTCGATAATGGCAATGAAGTCGCCCTTCTCGTGGCCCTTGCGCTTGCTCAGCGCGTTCAGCTTCACCGTGCGCTCCCGCGTCACATACCGGCTGCCCTGGCGGTAGGCGTCGGCGTACATCTGCGCTGCCATCACCTTGTGTCCCTCGCACAGCGCCGGGTAGATGTTCAGCAGCTCGTCGCCCAGCTCCACCAGCTTGGCAAAGGCTCTCTTGTCCAGCACCTCACCCGGCTTGTAGTCCACGCCCAGCGCCTCGCGCTCCTCGTCCGTCAGTCCGCTTACCACCAGCAGCCACCGCTGCGCCATGAACCGGCGGTTCATCTCCGTCAATATGCGGCTCAGATCCGGCTTCGGCACGTAAAAGCTTCCCGTCTTGCCCACGATGTTTCCGTACATTCCGCCGTCGCCGAACTGCACCACGTTGTCGTCCGCCACCGGCGCCATCCACAGGAAATGTACCTGCTCTGCGCTGGTGCTCACCTGCACGATCTGCGGCGCGGCCTGCTGGGGGATGTTCTTCAGCGCTTCCGCCACCGCCTTGGCCGCCGCCTCCTGCATCATTTGCTGCACCTGCTCGGCGGTGTACATAACCGGCGCGGCGGGCACTTCCGCGGGATCAGCCGCGTCCTGCACATTCTCCTGCGCCGCCGCTTTCACGGTGCTGCTCTCGTCAGGCGTGTCCGTGCTCTGCTGGGGTGCCAGCATCACCTGGTCGTCCTCTCTTTCCTCCGCCGCGATCTGCGCGGCCAGTCTGTTTCCGCTTTTCTTCTGCTTACCCATGCTTTCTGCTCCTTTCAGATTCCTTTCATGGTCTGTTTCTATCTGCCGCAATGCGTCAAGGCTCCCACCGCTGCCCCGTTTACACGTCGGCGCATTGCATACCCGCGGCTTCGCCGCACAGCCTTATGGCGGAAACGGCAGGGCTTGAACCTGCGCCCCTCTGATTAACAGTCAGATGCTCTGCCAACTGAGCTACATTTCCGTATGGGGCTTTCGCCCCCATAAACTCCCTTTCGGGCGAAAACGATCCAACGTTTTCATCTGGCACGGACGCGAGGACTCGAACCCCGAACTGCGGTTTTGGAGACCGCCGTTTTCCCGGTTAAACTAAATCCGCATATCCGGGGAGGGGCTTTCGCCCCTTCCCCAGTGTGGTTTCCCTTACACGGTGAAGTGCGCGATCTTGGACGCGAACGTGGCCACAGAGTCCAGAGCGATGGTCAGGTTCAGGCCGATCTCGAAATCCCCGGTGCGGGTGGGATCCATCTCGATAGAGATGGGCGTGCCGCTGGTGTAGCCGATGGTCAGCGGCTTTCTGCCGTTGCCGGCCAGCATCCAGATGTCGTTCTCGCTGAGCATGGTCTCCACGGTGGTGTTCTGGGTGCCGGGGATGATAACGTCCCGCATGGGCATCAGGCGCACCGCCATGAACTGGCCCAGGTAGCCGGCCTTGGTGTAGTCGGCGCCCAGCAGCGTGGCGATAGCGGCGTCCATGTTCACATTGGTAGAGCCGGTCACGGTGTTGGGCAGCACCTTGCTCAGGGCCACGGTGCCGCCGGTGGCAAACACGTCGGAGATGGTGGTGTTGTTCAGCGCGGCGATCTTGTTGGCGCCCTTCACCCAGTTCTGGTTGTTGAAGGTGAAGTTCAGGTTGGTGGGGATCAGGCTGGTGTCCTCCGTGGCGGTGGTCATGGCCTCATTCCACATACCCATGGTCTTGGCGTACATACCCGCCACCATGTTGGCGAAGAAAACGCCGAAGTCCATGTTGGCGCCCACCAGCTGCATCCACTTGGCGGTGATCCAGCAGCTCTTGGGGGTGGGGTTCAGCGTGTAATCGCGGGAATAGAAGCGGTTACGCGGCACGCTGCGGCTTGCGCCCCAGCTGGAGTCCTGGAAAACGGGGATGTCGTTGCTGCCGATGCTCACGGCGTAGGTCTGGCCCAGCTCGATCTCCACGGTCTCGGCGAAGTCGCTCAGCGCCTCGGAGTACACGGCGGGCAGAATGGGGATGATGACCTCCTGCCAGATGCCCTGCAGCACGGCGTAGAAACGGGCGTTGCCGTAATACTCGCCGCCGTTGCGCTTGAACTCCTCCCAGCTCTCGGGTGCCTTCTTGCCGGTGCTGGCGCAGGCCTGCTTGGCGGCGTACAGCAGGCTCTCCCGCTGGAACTGCTCGTTCAGCTGCTTGTAGCCCCGGTCGTTCATGGTGCGCTGCACGGGGGTGTTCTGTCCTTTGGCGCTCAGAACGGCCATCTTGCCCTTCAGGGCGTGTTCATAAAACAGCACGCGGCCCTTGGCCACGATGTCCTCGCGCTGGTCGTTTCCGTTGATGGCGAAAACCTCATTGGAAACGCTGTTCAGGTTCAGCTTTGCCATTTCTTACTCACTCTCCTCTCTTGTCACGCGGTCACGGTGCTGACCTTGCAGGCCCACACGTCGTAGTACACGAAGCTCTGCCCGGCGCCCTCGGTGAAGTTGCCGGTGCCCTTCAGTTTGAAGTAAATGGCGCCGGTAGCAGTGGGGGCGGCAGCGGCGGGCACCAGCAGGCCGTTGGCGATGGTGAAGATGGTGTTCTCGCCGATAGCGCCGTTCACGTTGCCCTCGCCGAAGCGGTAAGCGTGCTTGCCGTCAAACACGATCTCGGTGAAGGTGCCGTCCCGGCCCGCAGGAACGCCCAGCCCCAGCGTGGCGGTGCCCACGGCGTAGTTGTTGCCGTTGCGTCCGCCCAGCGTGGGCCACTCGTAGGTGTTGCAGGCGTACACGCCGGTGTCGGCGTTGGCGGCAGCGCCCGCAGCGTTCATGTAAAAGGCGTTCTCGTTCTTAACGCCCTTGAAGCCCGCACAGGGCAGCTGCTCGCCGCGCACCACCAGCAGACCCGCGGAGCAGTCCGCGTCAGCCTCGGACACCTGATAGCGTCCCGTGATGTTGCACAGTTCGTTGTACTCGTTGTTGGTGATCCGCGGCTCAAACGCGGTTTTCTCAATGTATGCCATGTTTGTTCACTCTCCTTTTCGTTTTACTTGCCGGTGTCGATGCCCCACTTGTCCAGCAGAGCGTCCACACCCTCGCTTCCCTCGCCGCTGTTGCCGGCGATATGCTGCCAGGCATAGGTGGTCGTGCGCTTCTGTGCGCTGCGCTTGTCGCTCTCCATCACGGCCTCGCCGCACACGGCCAGCACCGCCTCGCGCACCAGCTTCTCTCCCAGCCACGCACCGTCCTTGTCGCAGCTATTGGCGTACAGTCCGGCCTCGATGTTCTCATTTACCGCCTTGATGGCGTCCTCCGCCACCTTTTCCTCGCGGTTGGCGTTGAAGGCGTCCAGCGTTGCTTTGGCGGAAGCCTTGCAGGCACTCAGCCGGCGCTTGCTCTCCGCCTCCTGCATGGCGCTGATCTGCTCATTGGCGGCGTCCAGCCTGGCGTTCAGGCTCTTCACATCGCCGTCGGTCTCCTTCACGGAGGCCACGGTGTAGTCCACCACGTCCGCCACATCGGCGTTCAGCTCCACCTCGCCCACGCTCAGCACGATGTGCGCTGCGCAGGGCATGATCTTTCTGGCGATCACCTCTCCGTTGTCGTCAGCGTTAAAGGTGTAGCCGAAAAGATTGCCGGAAGCGTCCAGCAGCGCCACGTTCAGCCCGTCCTCGCTCATGGAGAGCACCTTGTGGTTGGGGAACTTGGTCTGCATCTGCTCCATCGCTCTCTTGTTCATGTTGCTTTTCACTCCTTTTTTTGTGTTTTTGTCGGGTTCCTTGCCGTCGCTGCCCTCTGCGGCTGTGTGCAGCGACGCGGCCCGCAGTTTCAATTCCTTAAATTCCTCCTGCATGGCCGCCAGCTTTGCGATGCTCGCACCCGGTATCGCCGGGTTTACCCTGTCGCCCAGAATGGTCACGCCTATGCCCGACCATTTGGTAAACACGTCCACATCGCCCTCTTTGTGGCTCTCCGACACCATTGTCTCGGCGGAAACGTCCATCGTGCCCTGTTCCACGATCTTCCGCGTCAGCTCCGGGGCGTAAAAAGCAAATAGCCGTCCCTTCGCTCTGAGCCATGTATGACCGCCCCTCTCCACAAGGGTAAAGTCCTTTTCGTCATCGGACAGCGTTCCCACGATGCGCTCGGCCGTCCCCTCCATGAAGGATTGGTACTCCTCCCCGGTCTTGGGATCCCGGCGCTTGCTCATGTTGTGTCCGTCCCCCACCTGCTGCCCCACATAAGCGATCAGAATGGGCTGCCCGATGAAGGTCTTGTAGTAGTCCCGCAGGTTGCGGTAGTCCCACTTGTTCCGGTTTTCACCCTCGCGCAGGACCCACAGCTCCACGCCGAACTCGTATTCGTTGAGCTTCTGCATCACCTTCAGCGTGCCGCTGGCGCTCACCTTCTTGGGCAGCGCCTTGGTTTTCAGCGTGCTCATTCGTCCTCACCGCCTTCAAACAGTTTTCTGCACCAGCTGTCAAAGGTGGCGCGGCTCATACCGCCCTGGTCCCACATGGTCCAGGCATCCAGCAGTTTGCGCCTGTCGTCGGTGTTGGCGATCTGCAGCTCCTCCGCCTTCAGGGAAAGCGCGTTGAACTCCCCATCCGCCGTGGCGCGGATAAATCCGCCCAGTGCCTCGTTTACACCGTCCACAATGGCCACGCACACTTCGAATACCCGGTCCAGGTCGTTGTCAAAGTCCTCGTCCAGCTCCGGCGTACCCGGGTACATCAGCCGCAGGTGGTAGTCGTGGGGTATCTCCGCGAACTCGTCTATCCGCTCAGGCTGCTTATGCTCCAGCTTGTGTATCGCATCCGACAGAAACGGCATACCCATGTCGCACAGCACCCGGTCCTTGATGTCCGCAAACCACTTTTCCGCATTGCCGTATGCCTCCATCACCCGGCGCATCGGCTCCCGCATAGGTGCGAACCGCGGGTTATCCCAGCTGGCGTATTCCTGTGCTCTCATGTCCTCACTCCCTCTCTCCGCAAAATAAAAATGGGGCCGCAGCCGGTGTTCTCCACCGGCGCAGCCCCATTCGGCTTTCCCCGCAGCCCCTTTGCCGCGGTTATCCACTTTTCACGGCCATTGCGCCTACCTCAATACCCCGCGCATCCGCGCAAGCCTTCGGTCACAGCAGCCGCATTCTCCGTTTTCGTTCCCCACTGTCGCAGGGGCTCTCGCCGCCCTATCGGTCTGTCGGCATCGGCAGTGCCGTGCCCTTCTTTTTCTTCACCGTGTGTACGGTGTGTGCCTTTATGGCCAGTCCCTCCGCCGTCCGGCGTATCTCCACGTCGTTCCCCCGGGCCAGCTCCCGGTTGATCTCGTGCAGGTCGTCCGCCGTCAGTATTGCCGTCATGCCCATTTCTTCTCAGCCTCCCGCGTCCTCTGACGCTTCCTGTCCCTCGGTCCCCGGCGCCCCTTCCGATGCCGGTCTCCCTCCGGGGTTCATGTCGTGGGCCGCCTGCGGCGGCAGTCCGCTTTCGCTCTGCTTGGCGTTGTAGCTTGTCACAAGGGGCAGCCGCAGGTCCATAATGCCGCTTTCCTTCACCGCACGGCTGATGGCCATGTCGTCCATCACGCTCATGTCCAGCATCGCCATGTAAAGCATGGTCTGGGGCAGTATGCCCAGCGTCATGCCCTGTCTGGCGTTTTCAAAGGTCTTTTCGTCCTCCGCGATGTTGCCAAACATGGCGAATCTCCATGAATACTTCAGGTTCAGCCCGTCCATGATGCCCTGCATCATGCGCTCATAGCACCGGTATATCTGCTCGGCAAACTTGCTCTCTATCTGCAAGCTGATATTCGCCACGCCCGCCCGCGGCTCGTCGCTTGTGGGTATCAGTGCGCTCAGGCCCGCCTTCGCCATGGTGTAGCCGTACCCTGCGGAGCTTATCTTCGTGGCGCTGGGCGCCTCGGCCAGCTGGTGCAGCTCCATGTTCTTCAGCGGCGCGGCGTACCAGCCTATGCCGCTGGTGTTGTTCTCCGCCAGTTCGTCGTAAAACCTCGTGCGGAAAAGCTCCCACCCTGCGTTGCTCAGCTTGTAGCTGTCCGACTGCTGCCTCGTGCTGTTGTCATCGTATTCGATCTCGCCCGTCAGCAGCGAGATCAGCGGGTTCTGTACCAGTTCCAGCTGTATCTGCTCATACTGTGCGATCTGGATAAACGACAGGAAAAGTCCCGTCAGAGGCGATACAACCGCCGTCTGCGCGTCGTCTATCTCAAAGGGATATACGGCATCCACCGGCAGCGTCACCCAGTAGCACCACTTCCCGTTCTGGTAGTATACGTCCGGGTCTCCCGGCAGCACGCCGCCGCCCTGCTCCGCTGCCGTTTTCAGCTCGGTAAAGCGGTTCATATTGATGGTGTTTTTCGCCGCGTATACATACCGGGTGCCCGCGCCCTTGGGCGGTCTCGCCGCCACCTGGGTGAATATGCCCCAGTAGGGCTTAAACAGCTCCCCGAACTGCGCCGGCTCACATCCCGGCTTCAGAAAGTACATCATGTTAAAGGCCACGGTGTACTTCGACACGCTGTTGAACCCCACGATCTTTATCCAGTCGCTGGGCAGTTGCTGCATAAAAGCGTAGTTCACCTTGTTGTGGGGCTTGTCCACGCTCACGCGGGGGTAGTAGAATACCTTGCCCTCCTGCACCGCCTGCCCCGCCAGCTTGTGGGCCGTGGTCTTTACGTCCAGTTTGCGCCGCAGCTTCTCCAGCAGTTTCCACTCCCGCCAGAACTCGTCGTTCTTCGCCGTGTCCTTATCGGTGAACTCCGGGGCGATGTAGCTGTGATACGTCAGCAGATCCTGGTACATCTTCCGGGTGTGGAAAAGCGGATAGGCCGTAAATTCCAGCCCGTGCTCCACCTGCCGCAGCCCCTGCTCGTTGCCAAGCGGGGCGGTCAGCATCTCTGCCACCGTATTCTTGGTATAGTCCTCCGGCAGCGAGGAAATGGCCTGCACCCTTCGGTTCTGAATGTAGGGGTTCACCCGTGCCGACTGGCTCATGCTCACCCGGCTGAAGGCGCTGGCCAGCGCCCCTGCCGGCATATTGCCGTACTGCTCCGCCAGCGCGTTGAAGCGCTGAAATATCTCCGGGTAGGTGCCGCAGGCTACGCTCTGCAATTCACTTGTCAGATTCCTCCGCTTCTCCTGCTCCATGCGCCGCCTCCTCGTCTATGCGGGAGCGCTCTTTTTCCAGCTCCCTCTCCCACGCATCCAGCAGCTCGTTCAGCCGCTTCTGCGTGTCAGCCCTGTTCTTTTTCACCCCGTCCGCCAGCGCCGCCGCGATGCAGTCCGCCAGCCACAGCCGGTCTCGCTCCGTCAGGCGTTTCAGGTCCGCGCCCTTGATCTCCACCGTCTGCATTTTTTTCGGCGCCGTAGTGCGGTACAGCAGCATATACCCCGCCGTTATCCGTACAAAGCGCTCCTTTTCCGCCAGCGCCACCGTTTCGCCTGTCACCCGCGCCGCGTACAGTCTGTACTTCCTTGCCGCCATTTCAGCATATCCTCCCGCCGCGCCGCGCCGTCACCGTGCGGCCTCCCGCGCCGGCTGCCGCCGCCCTGTGCGGTGCCGCGGCGCGGTTTTTGTATTTTGCCAACTCTGCATCCCAGTCGCTCTTATGCCGCACCGCCTGCGCCAGCTCCTCGCGCTCCAGTATCTGCGCCACCCGCAGCGCATATTTCAGTGCCGACCATATATCGCGCTGTATGTGCTTGCTTATTCGTTCTTCCTTTTGGGTCGTGCCGCTGGCCACCTTTTTCAGGTTCTGTATCTGCCCCACCAGTTCCCGGGTCTTTATGTAGGGGTCGGCCAGCATGGCATCCATGCTGTCGTCCTTGATCCGGTGGTACTTTTTGTAGTTCTCCACGCCCTCGTTCACGTTAGAGCACAGCAGTTCCACATTCCGGTTCTCGAATTGAAGTTCCGCGTACCGCACCATCTCCGCGTCCGGATCCGTCACGCCCGCGCCGCCCGCCTTGATGGGATACAGGCACGGCACGGCGTTCTCCTGCTCCAGCTCCGTAAAGCTGGCGTGGTTCCGCACACACAGCGGCGCAAGGCCGTCACCAAGGTCCATCATCAGGTTCTCCACCACGCTGGTGCCGTACTGCCATGCGTCTATTGCCAGGTATGTCGCAGCCCCTCCGTCGCAGCAGAAGCGGCTCCACACGTCCTTGATCCGCTGCGCCTGCATCATGCTCTTTACCGGTGGGTTCCAAACGTCCACATACACCACCTGCTTCAGGTAGCGGTCCCGCTTCAGCCAGTCCGTTTGACGTGTGCATTTCAGCACCACGCAGGCGCATTTTGCGTTCTTCTTGTCGTCGGCGTAGGATACGTCGTACCCCACGATATAGATCACGTCCTCCGGCTTCAGTTTGTTGCCTATGTCGTAGGCGCAGTGCCGGTTCTCCGCGATCATCAGTTTGCGGCACTCTGTCAGCACCTCGTCACGCACGATAGGATTGCTGTCCGCCCCGGTGTAGCGCGATTCCATTTCGCGCATCCACCGCTCCGGCGTCAGCTTTGTCCGCAGTTTCTGCGCCCAGGAATAGGGCCGCATCTGCTGCAGTACCACGCACTCCCACGATATGTCATAGGCATAGGCGCTCTCGCCCGCCAGCATGGCCTTCATATTCTCGCACCGCGTATCGTAAGCATGGTTCTGCTTCCGCCCCGCACTGGTAATGGCGTGATCCTTGTAGGGGATATAGTTGGGGTCCGGCTTACCGTTTACATTATGCGTCAGTCGCACAGCCGGCAGCACCACCGTCGTGTATTCCGCGAAGTCGAACGCCGGATTTTCTTCCTGTGCGTACTCCTCCGCCGTCACGTCGTGAATGTTGTCACCGCGCATGGCGGATATGTAAAAGGCGCTCCCGCAGTCGGTCTCTATCTTGAAGTCATCCTTACTCTCCGCCGTCACCCGCCACTGCTTCGCCAGTGCCGGGTAGTCGTGCTCAAGCTGCCGGAAGGTCTTGCTGCCTATGGTCGCCATCTGCTTGTAGCTTGGCCCATAGTAGGCGCTCTGGGTTCCCGGCCATACCAGCCCGTTTACCAGTGCATATTTGAATTTTGTGTTAGTCTTTGTCATGCCGCGGGTTCCCGTAAACGATACTGAGGCTTTCCGGGCGTATACCCGCATCATTACCCGCTGCAGTAGTTCTTCATTTCCAAAGTCCGCCTCTGTGCTCCTGAATATATCGCACGCCTTATCCGGGTACCATCTGAATACCCACATAATAAAGGCCCAGAACGCATCCTCATAATTTTCGTAGCTGCGTTCCTGCGTGGGCTTTTTTGTCACCCAGCCAAGACCGGCCACATACGCTTTACCCGTTCGCCTCGCCATCTGTGTTCACATCCTCTGCGTCCGCTTTCGGCTTACCCGGCTTTTTCTTCTTTTTCACCGGGCGCATCCGCACCAGCCCCAGCTTTTCGTAGGCTTCCTTCTCCGCCTCGTTGGGTTCCTCTGCAAACTCGCCCAAATTGTCCTCCAGCCGCATCTCATCCGGCAGCTCTGTCAGCTCCGGAAGTCCGTCGTTCTGCCGCATCCGGTTTTCGTTTATCAGTATCATCTGGTCGGCAGCATCCCGCGTGTAGGGGTATTTGCACGGCCGGCCGAAAAATATACGGAACGCCTCGTCCGGTTCGCAGGGCTTCCCGTTTTTCATCAGCCCTACCCGCTCTAACGAAACCGTCATGTTGTCCAGCCGCAGGTCCTCCACCGGTTTTGTGTCCTTCTTCCGCAGGTTTTCCGACGCCAGGTTCTCCTGTATCATGCTGGATAGCTTCTTGGCCTTGTCTATGGCACCCATCTCCGCGGCGTCGTTCATCTGCTTCGTCCACTTTGCCACGTTCCGCAGGATCAGCTGCTGCTTGGCGCTCACTGCCTGCTCTCCGCCAAAGTCGGCGCACAGCGCGTTATAGATCCGGTCAAACTCGTTGTAGTCCTCGCTGGTGTATGGCACTTTCCCCGTGCCCTCGCCCCAGTCTGCGGCCTGCCGCTTGGTGCCCTGCCTGCCATCCCGTGCGCTTTTCTCCGCGCTCACCGCCTTGGTGAAGTTGCCGTTCTCCAGCCCCTCTCCGAATATCTTGGTGATGTCCGTCAGCCCGTCGAGAAAGCCCAGCTCTCCGCCTCCCGGCGTCCGGTCCAGCTTTTTCTTTGCCAGCTTATCGCAGTAGGTCGTCCACTTGTTTTTGCTCCCGCTTGCCGGCAGCGCGTTCATGTCAAAGGGCTTGTTGAAGCGTATGCAGGCATAAAAATAAGCCAAACTCTCCCCCACCGCATCATTAAGCTGGTCGTAATACGCCTGCTGCTTTTCCGCGTCCATAGGTAAAAGTTCGGCCATCCTGCGCTCCTTTCGGATAGTAAAAATGGTACAAAAGAGAATTATCCACTCTCTCGTGTACCATTTTCGCAGGTTTTCCGTCATGTGAGGGACTTTTAAGTCTCTTTCCAAATTTTTTATTCGCGGCCTAAAAGATAGTCCACCGTCACCTCGAAGTAGTCCGCCAGCACCTCCAGCGATGAGGCTTTCGGCTCCATCTCCCCCTCCTCATACCGTCGTATCATGTGCTGGCTCAGTCCGCACAGCTCCGCCAGCACCCGGCGCTTGATCTGCCGTCTTTCCCGCAGTGCCCGCAGTCTTTTAGGGAATAATTCGTTTGCCGCCATCTCACTGCTCCTTCGCATCCGGCAGTTTTCCCGCTTCCAGCAGCATCTGCGCCTCCGTATTCGATATGGGAACGCCCATTCGCTTGCGCCGCTGTATGCTCTTGATCCTGTCTGCCCGTGCCCTTTCTTTTGTCTTGAAGAGCGGGCACTTCCCTTTTGCGCTGCACACCAGCTCCCGCAGTCCCGCGCACTCGTTTTTCATGGGTATGTACAGGTCGCATCCGCCCTTTGGGCGGTATGGTCCCTGCGGCGGCGATGCCTTTCTCCCTATGTTCACTCCTCCCGCCACCCCTCTCTCCACAGGTACGCGCTGCCAGCAACCAGAAACGCCATATCCGCTGCCACCACCACCATGCACAATACGCCCACAAGCGTTTTATATACACCCGCCGCCAGCAGCAGCGCCAGCACTGACGCCAGCAGCAGCGCCAGCAGTATGTACACCACCGCCCAGCGTCGGTATTTTGCTCTCTTGTCCCTCATGCGCTCACCCTCTTTCTTTTCGCAGTACCCGCAGTGTTCCGCGCATCAGCACCGCATCCTCCACGCCCGGTATCCCATCTACCATCTTATACAGCGCCGGTTCCTCTTCTCGTGGCACTTCTTTCCACTCCACCAGCCCTGCCTTGTCCGCCTTGCAAGCTATGATTGCAAGGTTGTCCCATTTGAAGCGCTCATCCTCTTGCCCGCTTCCGAATTTCCAATATCGGCACGTCAGTTCCTCCATCGTGTAGCTTTCCGCCGCGGCCACGGGCCGTGGCTGTACCTCGTCCATAAGCACACCGCCCAGTTTATGTATCAGCTTCCGCCGTAGTCTTTCAGTCCAGTTCAATGCTGCCCTCCTTCCACCCCTCCGGCACGATAAATGCCCCTGTCTCCTTGCACACCGCCGCCCCATCGTCCGCTATGTTCTCCGGTTTCAGCGACATCATCTCCGCCTTGTCCTCCGAGGCGATCACACCCACGTCCGCCTTGGGCGTCAACAGCTGAACGTCCAGGTCTCGGCCCGTCACCAGCACCTGCGCCATGCCCTTCTGCGCGTACCCGATGGCCGGCGACAGGTCCACCATCCGGCTCTCCTCATAGGCTTGCAGCCTTACATAGTTGGCCACCGCGCTGGTGTATGCGCCCACGTTCATGCTGCTATCCGCGGCCACGGCCAGCACCTTCCGGTAGTGATTCGGGTCTCCCTCTTTTTTCAGCATATCTATGGTGTAGCGTATGCACCTCTCCACGCCGTGCCAGTCGCTCATGCCGAACTTCTCCGCCACCTTTTCGTACACGCCGCCCTTCTTCGTCCACTGTATCGGTCTTTCCACGGTGCCCTCCAGCACCAGCCGTACCGCCTCCACCGTGTAGTCAAAGCCTGCCAGATCCTCCCTCACGCCCATCGTCCGCAGCGCCTTTATGGCGTATGCCTCATATTTGCTGATGGTTTTCATGTGTTATCTCTCCTTTTCCGGTTTCTCTTCGTAGTATTCTGCCAGTACCAGCTCCCCGTCCCGTATCTGGCAGTGTATGATGCCGCACTTCCGGCACTTCCGGCTCCGCAGATCGAGCCATGCGTCCTCCTGCACCGTTTCGCCCCACTCATGGCTGCAGCCGTACAACTTTTTTAGGAACTCCTCGTACTCGCTTCCCAGTGCGTCCTTGCTGCCAACAAAGCGGTCATATTCCTCCAGTTCCTCCGGTGCCACGCTCTCCCGCGATGGCAGGATCTTTTTCAGCAGTTCAAACGGCGCGTACAGTTTCGTCTTTGGCGCATAGTTATTTTTGGTCTCCACTCCGCCTGTTCAGCTCCTTTCCGCACATGATCTGCACGTCCCTTGTCCACGCGCACAGGTGCTTATACCTGCACTCCTCCGGGCACCGTGTCGTCCCTGCGCAGCCAATATACTGGTGCATCTTCACCCGCATGGCCGTCACCACGCCGTTCCACCTCTCCAGCTCCGTGTCTCCCCATTTTGCGGGGTCAAATGCCATCATGTGTGGTGTCTCCTCTCCGTCCATCCGCGCCCCGCAGCCGGGACAGAACCTCTCGTGCCCATCTCTGGACACTTCGCTGCACGCCGTGCACTCGTAGTGCCCTATGCTGCACTCCTTGTCCGCCCAGTCCTTGTGGCAGTGTTCGCAGAACGCCTCCCCGCATATTTGGCATTCCGGCCCGTTGTGGTTCCCATAGTCCAGCCTCCACTCGTCTATCTCGCCGTGTTTATCCCTGTACCACAGGTGCTTTTTGGTGAATACCCATTTGGCGCGTTTTATCTCATCCATTTTCGGCGTTCTCCTTCTTCCAATTCTTCCAGTTGCTTCCCCCTCCCGCTGCGTGCCACACCGGCGGTTTGTACGACGTGCCGCACTTGCTGCACTTTATCCAGTTCTCCCCCGGCTTCTGCGCGTCCGGGTATCGTACAGGGTTCTGGCTATCCGGCGTTCCACACATCGGGCAGCATATCCCATATCCCTTCGCGTATTTCAGCGTGATCTCCGCCATCGCTCCGTACCTCCTCAATAATCCGTGACCACGACCGGCAGCCGCCTGAATGGGTCAAACACCACCTTGTCAACCTCGAATGGCTTTACATCGTCATACAGCAGGCCGAACCTCTTAATAGCCTGTTTCTTTGTCCAGCAGAAGCAGTATGCTACATCGTCTGTAAATTCGTGGTCCTCCATTTGTGAAGCACGGGTGAATATCCAGCAGAACATTACTCCGCACCCTCTTTTTTCACCGCATTTTCATTAGGTTTAACTCTCTCATACTGTGTAGCAGAAAATGGTGCGTAGGTCACATATCCCGGGCATGGTTTGCCTTTCAGTTCACACCCGTTACATCCGGGATAACTATCGCACGTTCTATGACGACTGTTAAGAAACTTCACAGCATCCATTTACTTCTCCTCCACTTCGTTCCCCCAGCAGTCCCAGCCGTCCGCCTGTTGGCGGGCAAACAGTTCGATGCGGGGTATATGCCCATACATGGTGTCGATTCTTTCTCTGATCTTTGCTGGCTTCTCTGAGTGTCTCCCCAATTTCTCGCTTAAAAACTGCCGCACATTTGTTACTGCCCGCTTTGGGATTCTGCCTTTTTTGAACGCCAAACATAATTCGCATTGGCTCAAGGTATAAAAGCCGTAGTTGGTTCTCTGCTTATCCCACACAAAGGCTACCGTTTTATACTCAAATCCCCATGATTTGCCCAATTCTATAGCAATATCCAAATTGGGGCTGGTCGCCCACATATACAGCAAGCAATCGTCTGCACCGATTTTGTTCACTGGCAACGCCTTCAGTTCATCCAACGTCATGGTGGGGTAATGTTCATTTACGCCGTTCTCATATTTTTTCCCTTCATCGTAATGTTGGAAATTCATTTGCTTTTGCCTATAAGCCCACGGTGGATCAGCGTAGATGACGTTGTACTTCTTGTCCGTGATAAAAATATCCACCACTGCCATCACAGTTCCTCCTTATCTCTCGTTCCATAATGCCCAGCGGCGTGTGCTCCCGCATCCATGTGTACACCCACTCCCGGCTCTCCGCCGTGCCCATCGGCTTCTTCTTCGGCGGCAGTTCGCCGTTCTTCGCGGCGACGGCAGTGGGATTGTGCTTGTGCTCCCCCATCACTTCATCTCCTCTTTCAGTTCGTCATACAGGTCACCGAACCGCTTGTTCCACTTCTTCAGTCCGAAGAAACAGTACACGCCCAACGCGATCCACAAACCGCTGGCGATGTTTTGCAACAGATTTTCCATCACTCCACCTCCTCATCCGCATATCTCTGATACCACAATGGCAATTATTGCCGCTACGTAAACCGCGACAAAAACTGCAAAGACAGTGCAGCTCCGCTTCTTATACATCGTGTATATGGCGGTAATAAGCAGCGCAATACAGTACACGCCGAGCAAGGCATATAACCAGCCCACTACTCCACCTCCTGCATCTAGAACTCGCGGCGACAATCGGAGCACCCCTGGCGCAAACAATCGGCGGTAACCCGTATATCAGCAGAAATACGCTTAGGGCACAGGAGCAAAAGCCCGGTGTTATCAATATCAGCCTGAGGCCACTGTTCCAAAAACACGCTTTGTCGTGTTTTGCGCGGGTGTGCAGCAGACCATTCCTCGACCAGCGTGACCAGCTCTTCGGCATCGGTGCTCAAGTCGTCCAAATCACTACATTGAACGTCATGCGCGGGGCACCCATCCGAACAACGTCCCTTTTCTGCGTCATAGTAAGACTTGCACATCCTATCGCGTTCTTTGATAAATTTAATAGCATCCATTTACTCTTCCTCCGTGTTTGAGCACGTCACTTCGTTGTGTGTCACCCGCTGCATGGGGCACGGCTTTTCCATCATCAGGCACAGTCCACATGGCAGGCGGTATCCGCAAATGTCTGCGGAGCTATATCCGCTGGTCTCCACCGTGTTCCCCTTCGGCGGTGCATAACCCTGCGTGGCCACATATCCCGTGCTTCCCACAGCAGTTTCAGTAAAACGGCTCATTCATCATCCCTCCATTCCTTCGCTTTTACGATGGAAAAAATCACCACAGCCAGCAGCCACAGCGCAAATCCGATCCACATGGGTGACAGCACCCACAGCCACGACCAGTTGATAACACCGCATAGCTTCAGTACAATAAATGCGATTTGCAGCAGCGTTCCACCAAGACCGCCCAGTGCGTTAGAATTGTTGTTCATCACATTTCCCTCCATCTGCACCCGTCACAGGCACCCTCGTGTGCTTGTTTGTACTTCCCACAGTATTGGCATAGCTCGTTGATGAGGTCTTTCCTGTCTGCGCCCAGCTTCATGTTGCTGTCAAACAGCGTTTCATTGATGGCGGCGTACTGCTCGGCGGTGTTCTTTGCACCCTGCAATTCTTCTTTAAGCCGCAAAACCTTGTCTGTTTTCGACACAGCCATGTCAAGCAATTCCTTGATGTCTCCCGGCGTCAGCCCCGTGTCCTCGTAGGCGGCGAGGCGGCTCCACGCTGCTTCTTCCCACTTGCAATTCATGGCGCAGTTCCCGCCAACTCCGATGCATTCGGGGCCGAGAAAATGTGTACAACATACGCCGTTTTCATGCGTGGTTTCCTTGCTGTACGTGGTCAACCGATCCATCGTGTTCCTCCTTCTCCCACCGGATTTTCATTTGTGCCGGGTATAGGTCAACCTCCGGTCTGCGCTTACCCGTCCAACGCAAGCCGCCAGCCTGTCCCACGCATTTCCACCCGCTGGCTTTCAGGCTTGTGCCACTTTCGCTGTCCAGTATGTAGGTCACAAGTCGTTTGTAGCCCATCGCCCGTGCCGCCCGCCAAGCAGCAGCGTACAGCATAGAGCAAGCATTGTGGGTGCCATCTGTGCATAGCCGGTTGACCTCCAGCGTCCATCCGTCGTCCAGATGCCGGCTCACCGGTCTGCCCACAATGGCAACGCCCACGATTTCCTTTCCGTCCGTGCAGCCGATGGAAAACTTGTGTCCCACCACTGGCTTATGATGCCGGTGGTGCTGCTCCACAAAGGCGTTCGCCTCTTTGAGCGTCATCGGGCAAACCTCAAGGCTCATTTCTGCTCCTCCTTCACCGCCACAGCCTTTGCCAGCTGTGCCATGCCCTGCTTCATGTCCTCTATCTGTTTATCCCGCCGTGCAATGGCGTCCTTCAGGCTGTCGTTGGCTTTCATCAGTGCCTCGATGTGCCGCTGCTGGTTCTCGATCAGGTCAGCGGCGATACCCATCGCTTCCCCGATACATTTCTCGTCGTCTACGGCAAAAGTTTCAGTGTATGGGCATCCTTCGCAACCGTCTCCCCCGCAGCACCGCAGCGCGGTCACGATCTCATCTCTTGTCATGTCATTCCTCCCCAAACCATTTCTTCGTCACGGCGATGGGGAACGGCTCGATCTCGCTTGCCCACCGCGCCGTACCTCTGCCGTGTATGCGCTCCCAGATCAGCGGGAAACCTGCGATGCCGTCGAACAAACTCCCCAGCGTCGCCCCCTCCGGCAGATACCGCGCCATGCGCCGCAGCATCCAGTCCCAGAAGGGCAGAGCGATGGAGTTGCACAGCGCCTTGTACTTCGGGCTGTCCGCGTCCTTGTGTTTCTTGCCCTTCTCATCCGTCCAGTCGCCAATGTCCACCCATCCGTCCGGGTATCCCTGCAAGCGGGTACATTCCAGCGGCGTAAGGCGGCGCACTACCATATTCGAGCGTACTACGCCGTTTGCGTTTAGCGTATGACCTGTCCGCGCTTGCAGCGCCCCTCCAACATCGCTTTCTTGCCCATTCCGACAATCTACCGCACTGCAAATATAGGTCTCCGCGTCCTCCCGATAAGCGCAGTTCGCCTTTGCCCGCAGCGCGTGTGCCACATCCGGTATTGCCCCGCACACCAGCATATCGTTGTATGCGTCCTGCCCGTTGTAGCTCCCGGCATGAGCGCCTGGGGAAAGCGTACCCGTCACATCTTGGTATGTAAGCGGCACTTGATTGCCGCCCGTGCCCATCCTCGCCCGCAGCGCGTGGCTCACGTCCTCACACATCACCGCCTGTGCATCGTGCATGGTGTTCAGCGTCTGGCTGACTTCCTCCGTCATAATGCTGGCTTCGTGGGCTTGTCCGTTTCCTATGCCGTATGTAAGCGGCACTTGGTTTCCGCCCGTTCCCATTCGTGCCTGCAACGCTGGGACCTGCTCTCCGCACTCGCGGATGACATCGCAGGCGTGTGTCATGTCCAGTGCCACGCACGGCACATGGGCGTTCGCGTTCAGTGTGTGGCACGGTTTGCCGAACTCAGGCTGACTTCCGTTCTCCTTGCTGGTGATCTGCGTGGTGTCAAAAGCCATCACCGCTGGGGTTTGGTTCGTCCCGCTGGGTGCCGCCGCCAGCGTGGGCGACACTTCCTCACCGCACCCGATGCCGCCCGCCTGTGCGCCGTTTCCGGCCTTAAACCCGGCACACAATACGCTGTCCCGCGTCATGCCGCCGTTTCCGCTGCCATCGTGGTTGCGGCTTTCACCGCCGCCCTGCCATCTTGTAGCCTTGTCTTTGATGGGGATAGCCACCACCGGCTGATTGTTCCCGCTCATGCCCGCCGCTGCGGTCAACGTGGGTGCGCGGTCGTCTGTCCGCAGTTCCGCGCCGCCCTGCTGTGTGGCCATGCAGAATATCGCAGGATTATTTACCCCTCCGCCAACACCGCCTTGCAGTGTGGGAGATTTTCCGATGGTATTCAACGTATAGCACGCATCTTCCCGCCAGCCTTTCCCATTGCATCCTGCGGTATCGGCGCGGTCAATGCCGTTGCCTTGCAGACAGAAAATCGTCTGGTCGTTGCCGGTTCCAAGCGTTCCGCTTTTCTCCGTCTGCACTAACGCGCCTTTTCCTCCTCCGTCACAGCCCCCCCTGATGCGGACTGCATAAGAAGCACCTGCTTCAGCAGTTTCGGCAAATCCTTCCCCCGACGCTCCGCTCGCCGTAATATCCCCTGGCAGGCTTTCGCTGTCAAATTGTATTTCGGATGCGGTGTCTCCTCCAAAATCTGCGACAACCGAGATACGACGACGGCGTTGGGGCACTCCCCAGTGTTGCGCGTCGTGAGTTCGCCACACCACGCTCCATCGTCCTCCCACTTCATCGTGGTACCCTCCCCAGGTAGGCCAACCCTTTTCAGGCACTTCAATACCGGGGGCTTCCGGCTCGACGATTTTGATGATCTCTTCGAGCACGGCTGCGAAGTCTTTTCCTTTGTTGCTGCTAAAGGCTCCGACCACGTTTTCCCACACGAGATACCGAGGTCTAACCATGTCACCTGTCCGTCCATTCCTTTTGTCCGCCTCCCTCATTTCTTTTACGATGCGTACCTGCTCCATAAACAGGCCGCTTCGCGCTCCCGCCAAACCGGCGCGTTTCCCGGCGATGGATAGATCCTGTCTAACAAGGTGAACCACCTGTAATACACCAAACGGGTTCAATCTCTGCCCCATTTATTTTCGTAATATCGCCTAAATGTTTCACCTAAATCACCTCCTAATCTCCAAACACAACGCCGCACTCGTCCTTCAGCACGTCCTTAATGTGCTTCCGCTTGATGCGGCCCTCGTTGATCTCCTCCGCCAGCTTCTCCAGGATCTCGTACAGATACGCGATGCTGTGGGTGTCCCGGCTGTCCGATGTCTCCTCTTGGACGTGCCAGCCGCACTTGTCCATCAGCACCATTGCCACCATGTCCATGTTCTCCCGTGTGCCTTGCAGCTTTCCCCACATAAAGATGCGGTCGTCCCTGCTCAAATGCTGTTTACCCATTCCCGTTGTCCTCCGAAATGTGCACCGCCTCATAGCATCCGAACCGTCCGCCGTTTCGGTACGCCTTGCATATCGCACTTCGTGTGCTGGCGTAGGACCGCCCGGAACGCCGCGCCAGCTCCGCCGTACTCGTGCCCCACCAGCGGGGCAGGCGGTATTTGTCCCGCGACACGATCATATACACCGTCGTCATGGCCTTACACCTCCCCGCACCGGCGCAGGCGCAGGCTGTCTGCCAGCTCCCGAGCTGACTGCTTCCGTTTGCGCTTCCGATCCCGCGCCTGCTCCCAGCAGTTGCAGCACTCCGGGTACGGGCAGTTCATGCACTGGTCTATGCGCCCCTGCGGCTCATGCTGGCTGTCCTCCACCGCGCCGCTCAAAAATCGTCCTGTCTCTCCGCAATGTTCCTGCCGCCGGCTCTCCGCCGCGGCATCCACCGTCAGCCACGGGGCCTTGGCGCTGCCCAGGCTCCGCATAAATGCGCCGACGCTCATCGTTCCCTGCATTGCGTACATGATGTTCTAAACCTCCCTCACCGTGATGCCGTGGAAATACAGCATCATTTTTCGTTTCATCACAAATAGCCTGTATAAGGCGTTTCCGGTATCACGAAGGCCCTTGCTGTCCTCCACCACCGTCTCGCCGCCCTGCTCGTATACGAAGTCGGCCACGTACTCTATGCCTTTCTCCTTCGTGCCGTCCTTGTGTACCTGCTTCGGTATCAATTCGTACTTTACCTGCGTCCGCAGACCGGATATTTCGCCGGCTCTCTGCATCAGCCAAAGGTCCATGTACCGCCGCGCCTCCCGCTTGCTGTCGAAGTGCATCAGTGTGCCGTCCGGCATGGTCAAGTCCACTTTCTCGGCGTGGAGCTTGTTGCCCTTTTTCGGCTTTGCGGCCTTTTCCGTCTCCTGTGCTGCTTTCTGTGCCGCCTGCTGCGCCTGTACTTTTTGCAATATCTGCGCCTGAGCCTTCTGCCCGAAGCGGCCTATATCCTCCATCGTCAGTCCCATGCGGTTCAGTCCCCCTCCACCGTGCCCATTTCCAGGCGCCGCCTCCGTGGCCGCTGGTGGAACTTGTCGGTCGGCTCATCGTTGTCTGTCCGATAGCTCATTTCCGTAAAGGTCATCTTCGACCCGTCGAAATAAAAATTCACGTCTCCTGTGCGGCCCCTTCGGTTCTTTGCCACCGTGCATCCCACCTGTGTGTCGTCCCCCGGATCCGTTTTCCAAAGGAATATGACCTTCACCGCGTTCTGTTCCAGCTCGCCGCTGTCGCGCAGAGAGTTCAGCTTCGGCTTGTCCGTTTCGTTCACCGTGCGGCTCAGCTGCGCCGCCGCCACAATGGGTATCTCCAGCTCCGACGCCAGCAGCTTCAGCTCCCGGCTTATGCCGCCCAGCTCCAGGTTGCGGTTCTCAGCTTTCTTGTCCTTTTCGCCGATCATCAACCCCAGATAGTCCACCACGATCATTTTCAGGTCGTCTATGCCCAGTGCCAGTTCCCGTATGCGGCTCACCGTCACATCCGGGCCGTCGTAGAAGTACACCGGCAGCCGGCTCTCCCAGCTTGCCGCCTCAGCCACGCTGGCCCACAGGTCCTCATCCTCCGGCATCCCGTCAATGAGCTGGTCCATCGTCACGCCGTCTGCCCGCTTGGCCAGCAGTCTCTCGCCCACCTCTCCGGCCAGCATCTCCGCCGTGATGTGCAGCACCGTCTTGCCCTTCATGGCGGCGGCTTCCGTCATCTCCATGCACATGGCGCTCTTTCCGCAGCCCGGTCTCGCGCCCACAAGGATCAGCTGCCCCGGCCACAGCCCTTTCAGTGTCGCGTCCAGCAGGGGGAAACCTGTGTCTATCCGCCCCTCCTTTTTGCCGCTGATGCTGCTCATAGCCTCGCTCATGGCATCCGACATGGTTTTCAGCCGTCCTCCCCTGCGTGAGCGCATCTTCTGGTGGCATATCGCCGCCACCGCCGCCTGCGGGTCTTCGTCCGTGGCCAGCGCCTCCATCACAGCCTTGGTGAAGCGGCGCTTCTCCGCCTTCTTCCGCACGATCCCGGCGTATTCCAGCACGTTGGCGCTGGTGGGGGTGATCTCCATGCACTGCAGCAGGTAGTTGCGCGTTTCGCTGCTGTACAGGCCCTCCCGCTCCAATTCGCTGGCCACGGTCAATCCATCTATGGGCTTCGCCGCCACGTGCATCCGCCGTATGGCGGTGAATACCTCCTGGTTGGTGTTGATGTAGAAGTCGTCAGCCTCCACCGCGTTCAGCACGTCCTTTACGCACGCCGCGTCGATCAGCATTGAACCGATCACCGCCCGTTCTGCGTCCCCGGAGTAGTCCTGCTGCCACAGCGCTACCTCCGCCGCCGCCGGCGCTTTCTCGATCACGCCTATTTCCATGTGTTCTTCACTCCTTCACCGCGCCATGCTCCTTCACCATGTCGGCAAATATCTCGTTGAAATACCGCTTCATGTCATAGGTGCTCTGCACTTTCTTTCCCCACCACTGGCTGTTCAGCGCGAAGTACAGCACGTTGTCTATCGTGTCCCACGCCACGCCGTTCTGCTCGTGCAGTTCATTCAGCGCCACGGCCTGCTTCTGCATTTCCGCCTCCGTGGGCTGCGCCCTGCCTGGATTGTCCCGGGCCTTCTCCTGCGCCAGGTACTGCGCGATCTGATAGGCTTCGCTGGCGTGGTCAACAGTGGGAGCGTCGTTTTCAGGGATGAACTCCTGCGTGTAGTTCCCCTCCAAGGTTTTCTGGAAGTTGTCCGGGCTGGTAATGAGCCAGTCGAAATTGGCCACGAACCCCCGCTTATTCTTCCCCTTCAGGAACGGGCTGTTCTTCACGTTCTCAATGGCTTTCAGCACACCGTCCACGCCGTTTTCCCGGATGCGGGCTTTCAGCGCCCGTCCCCGCTTGGTCTCCGCCGTTACCTTCATCACCTGTGTCAATCCGGTGTCGTTCCACGCTGCCACGATGCGTCGGACATCACTTGTCCGACACACAGGCTCTTTAGAGCCTGTATATATCTCTGGCTCTATCTCTAACTCTGACTCTATCTCTGACTCTCCGTAACCGATTTCGCACGGTGTTGTAACATCGTTACGCTCCGGCGCAGGCAAAGCCTTGCTTTTCCTTGCCCGATAGTCCCGCATTCGCTGGGCCGCGGCGCCTTCGCTGCCCACATTTTTCACCGCGTAGGGCAGGAAAACCTCCGTCAGGTCACTGGATGCCTCTGCCAGCCCGCAGGAGAGCAGATATTGCAGCGTGACCGCTACATTTGCCGGATCCTCGTCCAGGTCTAAGGCCAGTTCATCGGCGAATTTTTCCTCCAGCCCCGACCATTTCAAGGTGCCGCCGTGCTTCATCGCCATGAGCTGCATTTTCAGGTAGATGATGACGTAGGTATCTCCACCGGCTATCTTCCGCAGTTTCTTGATGCGCTTCGAGGTAAAGAAGTCGTCGTACAGTTTCAGCCAGAAATATCGCTTTTCTTCCGCCACGTGAATCACTCCTCCCTCAAATGCCCAGGTCGTAGTCCTCGTCCGCGCCGTCCCGGTCCCAGGGCAGCGGCTCGTCATCCTCTATCTCGTGCAGTGTCGCCGCGCTTTGGGGCGCGGCGTTCAGCGTCCCGCTGGGCTTTCCGGTGGGGGTCTCTCCCGTGCACAGCTTTTCCAGCTGCGGCAGCAGATCCGCCAGCCGAAGGAATACCTCCACCGGCACCTGCAGCAGCGTTTCCAGCGCTCCCATTGGCAGCACCATGTCGGCGCGGAGCTCGCTCCAAACCTTTTCCTCGCCGTCCTTGGTGGTGTACGGTTTCTGCCGCCATGTGCCCACCACGCATACCGCATCGCCCTTTTCCAGACACGCGCTAAGCTTTGTGGCGGCGTTATCACCCACGGCGCACACGTTCATAAACTGCTTGCTGTCGTAGCCCATGCCGAACTCCACCTTCGGCAGGTTGTTCTTGGGTATCGCGCCTATCCGGGGATCCCGGCTGACGGAGCCGGTACAGATCATGTACTGGCTTCCGTCAGCCTTGCCCTCTCCGTCCAGACGCTTCCGAACGAATAGAGGCATTACTGCTCGCCCTCCCCGAAGAACCCTGCGGAGTAGTCCTTCGCCTCCGTCTTGCCCTCTGCGGGGTTCTGTGTGCGTTTGCGGGTCTGGGCGGTGTCGCTGCCCTTCTTCGGCTCTGCGGCGCTCTCAGGGGGCGCTGTGGGGCTGGTGGCGGCTGTTTCCTGCTCTGCAATGGGGGTATCGTCCTCCACCACGTGTCCGGTAGTGGGGATGACCGGCTCGGTCTCCGCGCCGTCCCCCGTGGCCACCACGGTATCGTCGCTGTCCTCGTTGAAGTAGCTGCGTACCTCGTTGGAAAGCGGGGCATAGCCGCTGTTCAGCAGCTGGCGCATCATGGTCTTGCGGCACATCTTGTCCTGTCCGCCGTTCACGTCGTACCAGGGTGTACCGTTCAGCAGTTTGCTCTGCTCCTTGGCATCCAGCTCGCCATTGATAAGTGCGTTATACTTATCCAGTTTGAAAGCCGGGGAGTAGCGGTCCGCGTGCTTGAGCAGTTTGTCCATGCTCCAATACTCGTAGCGGAACGTTCCGTCCTTCAGCTCGAAGTAGGCGTAGTAGCCGATGACCTTGTGGCTCTCGCGCTCCTCGTCTGTGTCGTACTTGGCCAAGTTGATGACCGGCTTGCCCGTGCGGCGGGAGCGCCCTTCCAGTTCGCCCTCGCGCACCTCCACGCAGTCGATGTCCGCGTAGTAGCCGGTGGACATGGCCAGCTGTATGTAGCCCTTGTACGACATCAGGTAGGTCGCCACACTGTTGTAGGGCACGATGTAATAGCCGTGTCCGTAGATCAGACCCATGCCCTCGCCACGCAGGCCGGCGGCGATGATGGTGCCGGGGTCGCAGGCTTTCAGCGCCTCGCTGGCGCTCACCGCGCCGATCAGGGTGCTGGTAAACCGCGCCGCCATCTTGTCGTTCTTCAGCGCACGCGAGATCATCTGCTGGGTGTTGGGTGCCGTGATCGCCATGCTAAATGTGGGCTTCTTGGCCTGCGCCATCTGCGTAAAGCCCGTCTGATTCTGCGTTTTCATGTTCCTTCTCCTCCCTTACTCCTGCGGCACCGGCATAAACCGGATGCCGTTTTTTTGCATATAGGCTTTCAGCCCGTCCAGCTGCCGCGCCGTTCCGAATACGCGGAAGTCCACCTTGTACTCCGGCTCCTGCGCGGCGGGCATCTCATGTCCATCCTCGTCCACAAGGTCATTGACCGGCTGCGCCCGCTGGGGTTCCACCGTTCCTACGATGTCGATCACCTCATACTCGTCAGACTCGCCGATGCACTCCGGCTTCAGCGGTGTCATCTTTTGCCGCTGCGCCGCCTCGTACTTTGCCGCGGCCTCCACCTCCTTGCGCTTTCGCTCCTCCTCGGCGGCCTTCATGCGACCCAGTGTCTCGTTCTTCACCAGCACCGCGCTGAGGTTCCGGGTACGGGTGTACTCGTCCAGCAGCGTGGTCTCAAACTCGCTGTGCAGCGCACGAATGGCGTTCAAATCGGCACGGCAGCGGTCAATGGCGGCATTGATGTCCACCTGCGCCGTGCTCTCGGCATAGGTGGCGTTCAGCCACTTGGGATTAAAGCAGTTGTCAAAGGTCAGCCACTCCGCCATGTCGCCCACCACCTGAGCGAAATATTCAGCAAGGCGATTTTTCTTCTCCTGTTCCGCCGCCTCCTCCATCGCCTTGATCTGCACGTCCAGCGCACCCGCGGTCTCCTCGCACAGGGCGGTCAGCTCCTTGCACTTGGTCTCAAAGCTGCTGTACGCCTCCAGTGCCGCCGCCTTTGCCATCTTGCGGCTCTCGTCGATGTGGTCCCGGATCTTCCTCACCGCCGCGCGATATTGCTTCGCCTGCGCCGTGCTCTCCGGTGTCACCGCCATCGTCCGCAGGGGCTCCAGGTTCTCCGTCAGCCACGCCTTTGTTTCCTCGAAGTTAGCCTCAATGGCCTGCTTGCGGAGTTCCTGCAAATCACTTGTGATACGGAACTCAATCATGTTCATAATGTCTTACCCACTTTCTGACAGGGGTTTGCAACGCAGTTTCGATGCTCATGCCGTCACCTCCGCGTCGTACTTGGTGATGTGCTTCACCCTGTCCGCCCACGCCGGGTCAATGGCGCTCTCCGGTAGGTCCACCTCTGTGATGATGGCCTTCTTCTCCGTTCCCTCGCCGCCGGGGGCAAGCACCTTGTCGCCGGGGTGCAGCGGCAGGTCGGTGAGGAAGGTGTACGCCTGTCCGCCGTAGCCGTTCAGCTTCGGCTTGTGATACATCGCCTTTACGATCATCCCTGCTCACCCTCCTTCTTGGCATCGGCAGTGCCCTCTCCGGGCCGCGCTTCTGCGCTCGCGTCTACGATCTTTCCCAGAACGCCAAGCTTGACCAGCGTGTAGGCCGTACACACGGCTTTGTTGTCGCGGAGGTTCTTTTCCACGGAATTGTCAACGCCGGCAAGGCAATGAGCAAAGTCCGCGGCGGTCATATTTTCTCCCCGCGTCACAGATTGGAAATCCATCCCCTCCTCCGTCTTGCGCCCGAAACTCATCATGGCAAAGTTCAGGTCTGTTTCCTCGTGCAGTACCTCGCCGGTCTCGGCGTTGGTCATCGTCAGTTTCAGTTTCATCACTTGCCCTCCTTCTTGGCCGTGCGGTTGCCACCCTTCTTGGGGGCGGACTTCTTCTTTGCGGCGGCTTCCTTCTCCGCCTGTGCCGCAGCCCATGCCGCGTCATCCTCCGCCATCTTCTGGCGGATGCGGCTGTCCTTCTCGGTAACGAGCTTTACGGCGTTCTCCGTCAGGCGCACCAGCAGCCCCGCCGTGCCGATGGGTACGTTTTCGGCTACGTTTGCGGCGGCCACGCCGTCATACTTGTCCTCCTCGCCCTCCTTGGGCATCACCGCCGCGCATATCACGCCGCAGGCGTTCCGCACGAATACGCGCTCTTCTCCCGTTTCCATGTCCAGCACGGTCACTCGAAATGCCATTTCATTTCTCCTTTCGTTTTTCACTTAAAGTCGTAATATTGCCGCCGGGGGTATCCCGTTGAGCACATTGTTTTGGTAAAAGTCCGTTTCCTTTTCCAGCAGCCACGCCATGTCCGTCTCCTGCTCCGCCCTCTCGAAGTGATAGGTGCGTATGCTCAGATCGCCATCCATGTTTTCCAGGCTTGCCATCAGGTCTACGAACTCGTACCCGGTCGCCAGCATTTGGTGCAGGAGCTGGCAATAGTAGTGGCTGGGTATCTGCCCGTCCCACTTCGCCCATCCCGCTTTGCCGTTTGGTGAGCTGGTCTTTATCTCCAAAATGCCTTTCCGCCCTCGCTCGTCAGTGACCTCTCCGTCAAGCGTGGCAAATATAAAGGGCCGTTCTTTCTGGTACAGAATGTCGTATGGGTAGTAGTCCACTGTGCGTCCCGGGTGTATGGCCGTGTACAGCCCACGCAGTGCCGGTTCCATCCGCACGCCGCGGCTCACCGCCGCGCTGCCGCTCAGATCCTTGGCTTTCTCCGCGCCCACCTTCAGCCGCCACAGTTCCAATTTCGACATCCACGGGGACATCCCCACCACCGCTGCGGCTTCACTGGCGCCTATGCCCTGCATACGTCCTGCCAACCAGTCCTCCCTGTTCTCAAAGTGCAGCCGTTCCGTTTTCCTCCATCTCCTTCCTGCAAATAAAAAGAGCGCCGCCAAGCTGTTCGGAATTTCCGAACCACTCGACGACGCTCCGCCCTTCCCGCCAACTGACTTAGGCGGGGTACACTATTTGGCTTTGATCTCTGCTCTGCTGACCTTGACGATCTTCACACCGTCCTTCAACGGTATCAGCTCAACGCGGTAGTTCTTCTCCAGCGCCGCGTTGATCGCCGCCACCTGCTCTGTTGTTATTCCCACCATATCCTCTCCTGTCCCGTGCGCCTATACGCAAATCTATTCCGTGCTATCCCATCGCAGGGCAATGCAACACTGTTCACTCCAATGCCGTTGCTATGCATAGTTGCTCTCCGCTTTTCCTCTGCGTGTCTCTGCTGTCCAGTGCGACGCCAATCCATTGCGATGCGTGTCATGGCTCAGTTATCCCTTGGCAGTACATATCCCTACACAGCTGTTCCGTTGCGGTGCCTACCGATGCGTATCCTCGCTACACCGTTGCTACGCACTACTACTCTTTGCCTTTCCTTCGCGGAGCACGTCTCAGCACTGCATATCTATACCGTTGCGTTACGCGATCTCCTCCCAGCGGAACCGACCCTTTCCGCTGTTCCGCCACTGGCCGATGCCGGAGAACCGCCCGTAGTCCAGCCACTCCCGCACGGCTTTCTCGTGGTCGTCACACAGAAGAACGATGGTAAACTCACACGTTGCCCCCGCGGGAATCTGCTCTGAAAATGCCAGGCTCACGCGCTCTCCCTGCATCGTCTGCGCCCGCAGAGGACGGAAGCACTCTCCCATTTCGCCGTCAAACAGGATGGGAATGTTCCGGGGTTCCACAAAAACCAATTTGTCAATTTCTTTTTTGAACGCCTTGATGCCGCTGGACACGCTGCCCTTGACCTTTCGCAGCCCGCCGCAGGTATCCTTAAAGAACCCCTTGATCTGATAGTCGTAGAAAAACGGCGTTCCGTCGTCCAGCTTCGGGAAGATGGTCTTGCCCTTCTCCACCACGCCGTCCACGCCGATAGCGGCCACTTCGTCCTCAAGGGTGTTGGCATCCGGGGACTTGCTGGCGATGAACGTCGTGTAGATGTCAGGATCGCCGGGGCAAGTGCCCAGAACCGGCTCGGTAAACGTCAGTTTCACTTTGATCTCTTTCATAATTGTGTACTCCTTCAAATTAAAATTTTTGTTTATTTATAAATCCCCAGGGCTTTACAACTTGTCCACGCGCCCACCAGGGCGGCTCCCGCGAGAAGCAGCAGCCACAGCGAACCGCCGTTCTCCACCTCTCCGATGATGCCCCACGCCAGAAAGGCGCTCACGCCCAGCAGTACCTTCCACTTCCGGTCACGCTTACGTTCCTGCTTGGCCCTGCTCATCATTGTCCTCCTCTATGTACGGTTCTCCGCACACCGGGCAATACATATCCCGGCGTACCTCTATGCCGTTCTCCCCGTCCAGGTTCTCTTTCCTCTCCCGGATCACCGGCGCGTCAAACCTCACGCCGCATATTCTGCACCGCCAGCTCATAGCGTGATGGCCGACCGCAGATCGTCTATGGGGATGTGCAGCGCCCGGCAGGCTTTCTGAAGCTCCCGCACCGTGAAGTCCAGAGGGTCTTTCTTCCGCTGCCGCAGCGTCTTGGGGGTTATTCCCAATGCTGCGGCCAGCTCCTGCTTCTGCACGCCCTCTGTCTCCATCGCGCCGTACAGCAGCGCCACGATCTTCTGCTCCGTTGGGTTCACGCCCAAGGGCTTCACTCTCGGCATTTTCTCCCCTCCCTGTTGCTTAAAAACCTGTCCACAAAGTATGTCTGCCCACGGCCTGTCACCTTCACTGTTTTGCTGACGGTAACGGAGCCGTCGGAGCGGCTGATGGCAGTTTCCTTGATACTGAAAAGCCCCATTTCCATCGACCGCTGCGTAGGCATATTGTAGTCCGTCCCGCTGCGGCGGATCAGGTAGCCGTTGTCCCGAAGCCATGCAAACAGCCGGTTCTGTCCGATGTTTACGCCGTTCTGCCGCAGCAGCTTTGCCAACTCACCTACAAGGATGGACGTGTGGGACGCGCTGACGGCATCGGCGAATAGGACTTTGGGACGGTCGGCGGCGGTCTGCTGCTCCAGCGCCCTGCGCTTCTCCCGCTCCTCCTTGAGGGCTTGGAGGGTGCGGATCATGGTGTCCGGGTCGTCCAGCATCTTTTCCACGGTGGGCGCGTCGGCGTACATTCCGTGGCGGCGGATGGCGGGCAGGACTTCGGAGGTTACCCAACGCTTAAACTGCTTCGCGCCGGGCAGCTTGCTGGACAGCACCAGCGCGTACAGGCCGCTCTCGTTGATGACGGTCATTTCCTGCGTGCCGGAGGGGGTCGGGAAACGCGACCCCCTTTTGTCGTCGGTATCAACGTGGCGGGAAAGCGCGTCTTTCGTATTGGCGTACCCCAGCACGTGGGCTACGTCTCTGCCAGCGAACCAGGGTTCGCCATCGATTTCAGTGGTGCGGATGGTGCCAAAGGCGGGATTGGTGAATTGCTGCATCTTGTTCATTTTTTTCCTTCTCCCTTCATCAGTTCATCCAGCGTACAGCGGTACAGCGCAGACAGCTTGTGCAGAACTGCCACCGAAGGATCAGCCTTGCCTGTCTCATAAAGGCTCACCGCTGAAACGCTTATCCCCAGCAGATCTGCCACCGTTTTCTGCGAATATCCGGCTTTCTTTCTTTGCTCCTTATAACTCAATCTCTCATCTCCCATCAAAAATAATTGAGAAATACTTGACTTTTCCTGAAATTCGCCTTATTATGTGGTTGTCTGTTCAAATAACTTAGCAAATTCCACTTGATTTTGGTGAAGCGTCTCTCTATATCTGCTCGATTTATTTTGCGTGTCTTTATATTAACTCAATATTTACTCAATTTCAAGAGCAATCTACTTCATTTTTTAATGTTTGTAGCAATGCACAATTTTGGAGGTATACTTTTGTGAATGGTGAACTGTTCGTTTACAAGATTTGGCAATTATGCAAAGCCAAGGGGCTGACAAAAGCCGAGTTCTATGAAACTGCCGGCATCACTCCGTCAGCAATGGCTCTTTACAAAAAAGGAAAGACCAAACCATCAATGGACACTCTTCGCGCTATTGCTCGCGTTCTGGAGATTGACGTCTCCTATTTGCTGACCGAACTTTACGGCGATGAAACAGAAAAAGAGCCCGCTTCCCAGATGGAAAGCGAACTCGATTCCGCCCTTGTTAAGTTGCTGTGTTCTCTTACGCCTACTGAACTGGCGCAGGTGCAGGGCTTTGCCGCAGCGCTGATAGCAGCTCGTAAAGCCTGACCTTTTCCTCCATCGTCAGGGTGGAGACCAGTTTCTTCGCTTCCTGTTCGTTCATTTCTCTGCCCCCTCGTATGTCGTTTTGTGGCGTTTGCTTGGTTCAATCGTACTCTATGCGTGCCCCGGTGTCTACGCTCATTTTGGGGAATCACTCCCCAATTTGGGTAATTGGCGCTCTTAGGCCGATCCATATTGGGGAAACTGTCACCAAAATATGGATTTTTATGGGTGAAATAGTATCCGCAGCGGATGAAATAGTATCCGTTACCGATAGAAAGGGGAAAATCATGTCAGAAATTCAGGAAATCGCGCAGCATATTCAGGACTTCCCTGCCCTTGTCCGTAAATCCAGAATGGACAAGGGCATCACCAACGAGGAACTGGCCGAACTGTCCGGCATCAGCTATTCCGCCGTCTGCAAAATGCAGTCCGGTGAGCGTGATCCAAAGCTGTACGATGCTGTAGCCGTGATGAAAGCCGTCGGCATCTCCGCCGATCAGACGTTTGAGATCCAGCCCCCTGCGTCCGCCCCCTCCGCCATGCGGGAACGCATCCACGAGCTGGAACTGGATAACGCCGTCAGCTCCGGCGACGTGGTACGCCTGAAGCAGGTCAACTGCCTTTGTACCCAGCGCTTGGATGCCGTTATCCGCCAGCGCGATCATTACAAACGCTGGTCTGTGTTTTCCTCAATTTTTGCCGCGATCCTCTCCCTGTTCTTAATTGTTTACCTTTTTTTCGACTTCCGCAACCCCAATGCTGGCTTTGTCCTCCAGGACGGGCCTACAGCGTTTGCGTGGCTTGTTATACTTCTTACGCCTGTTTCTATCGTCGTGTGCAGCCTTGTCGGATACCGTGCGCTGCGCGATGCTGAAAAAAATATAATCGAGCAAAAATAGAACATAGGTTCTACTGTGTTCTACATTATATATCACAAGTTTCCTGGTTTCAATGCACACATATCACAAGTTTCTTGAGATTTTTTGTTAAAAAAAGAAAAAGCCGCCCAATCGGACGGCTTTTCCATATAAGCTCTATTCCCGCCAACACCATCACGAGCCTTAAAGAAAGGAGCCTACAACAGTAGGGTAACACGAAAATATCAAAATGTCAACGAAATGCAAGTTCTGTAAGCGCGAGATCGAAACAAATTCCATTTTTTGCAACTGGTGCGGGAAAAAGCAGCTCAAGGAGAAAAAGCGGAACGGCGAAATCCGCATACCGAAGCCGAAGCAGCTCCCCTCCGGTAGTTGGCATATTTACCTTGCCGCAGAAAAGCAGCCCATCACAGAGGCCACAAAGGACTTGTGTGAGGCAAAGGCAAGGGCTTTCCGCGCCGGTTTCTTGGATCGGCAAAAGAAGCTGCCCACATTAACATGGTCTAAGGCGATAGATACCTATATCGCTGACCGATCCGAATCGATGTCGCCGGAAACCGTCCGGGGATACCGCGTTATCCAGCGAAACCGCTTCCATGCCATTATGCAAAAGCCTATGAGCACGCAGGTCAACTGGCAGGCGGAGATCAACGACGCACTTACAAGGCTTTCTGATAAGTCCGTAAAAAACGCATGGGGTCTTATGACCGTTATCATGCGCGTAAACGAGCTTCCTGTCCCCCGCGTTCTGTTCCCCGTACCGGAGAAAAACGAACGAGAGTTTCTTGACCCACAGCAAATCATTGCTTTCTGCGAGGCGGCCAAGGGAGATACCTGCGAAATGGCGATGCTTCTCGGCCTGCACAGCTTGCGAATGTCGGAAATCAGGGCCTTGCGTTTTCCGGACAGCTTTGACATGAAAAACGGCATCATCTTCGTGTCCGGTGCAGTCGTTCGGGATGAAAATAACAAAGAGGTGTTCAAGCAGCGCAACAAAACGCGGCAGTCTGCACGCACTGTCCCCATTATGATACCACGGCTCAGGGAACTGCTTGAAGCGCAGTCAAAAGACGGCTACATTGTAACGCAAGCAAATAGCACCATTAACCGGCACATACGCGCTATTGCAGTAAAAGAGGGACTGCCCAACATCACGGAGCATTGTCTTAGGCATTCGTTCGCATCTCTTGGCTACCACCTGCGCCTTTCGGAAATCGAGGTCATGAGCATGGGCGGCTGGTCTGACAGCTCCACCGTACACGACATTTATCTGCACCTCGCCCAAAGGGACAGGCTAAAGGCAGAAAACAAGATGGCAAAATTCTATCGGACGGCAGAAAAAATCCCTACCGCGAAAAACCACAAGGAGGAAAAGAATTGTTAGTTTTCGATATGAATTTCAATACGAAACAAAAAAATCACGTATTTATGCGCTTTTTAAGGCGCTTTTCAGGGGTTCGACTCCCCTCAGCTCCACCACAAGTCAAAAAATCCGAACATTATCATCAATGGTGATACGTTCGGATTTTTGATTTTTATGAGTTGTTTTATAATTTAGAAATTACTGTGGTTTGTAGCATATTCTCGGCCTCCTCCAAGCCTTGCATCACTTCCGCCATGATGCGAGTGGCCAAGATAAATCCTGAACTGAACGCTTCACACTCAGTGATGCAGGACAGTTCACTTGTGCAGTCCTTGAATTTTTCAAAGGTTTCTTTTTGTTTCATTGTCAGACTTGAGTTCAGGTCTCCCTCGTTTTTGCATATCAACTTAACTTAACGAGTTTGCCACCCTCGTTTCTCAAAGAAACAGTTGATATTATCAATCAAACGATTTATAATGTCAACTGTGATAATAGTTGTATGGAGGCTTATTATGACTACTTCTGAACAGATACGAGTTCTTTGTGTGCGTTCTGGCGTAAGTTTGTCAGAATTGGCAAGAAGAATAAATCAAACACCACAAAATTTCAGTGTTAAACTTAAGAGAAATACGGTTACACAAGATGAGCTAAATCAAATTGCTAATGTGCTCAATGTGATTTTGTTTTAGCTAATGGAGATCAGGTTCGATAAATAAAGAGAAGGTAAAAAAATGGATACAAACATTATTTATAATATAGATTGCGTCGCCGGAATGAATCAAATGATAGATGAGGCGTCTATAGACCTTATCATCGCGGATCCACCATATTTTAAGGTTATCGGCGAAAAATGGGATTATCTTTGGAGAACAGAAGAAGACTATCTTGAATGGTCAGAAAAATGGATTGCAGAAGCTGCCCGTGTTTTAAGAATGGGCGGTAGTTTCTATTTGTTTGGTTATTTTAGAATGTTAAGTAGATTGTTGCCTATTTTAGAAAAGTATGGTTTTGAACTTAGACAACAAATAGTATTAAATAAAGGCATGCAAGCTGTATCTGGGCGAGCAACTAAAAATTATCGAATGTTCCCTAATGTGACCGAAAGTATTTTATTTTTATGTAAAGATCCCAAACCTTTTGCAAAATCCTTTTTAAAGCAAAGGCAAAAAGAATTAGGTTATTCCGCAAAACAAATCAATGAGATGTTGGGTGTCAAATCAAACGGTGGCGGTATGTGGAGTATTTATACAGGCAAAAATGTTTGCGAGCAATTACCCACTGAAGAATTGTGGGACAAATTGCAAACAATTCTTGAATTTAACATTCCATACGATAAGATTAGTCAAACATATCATGCACAAATGGGGTTAACAGATGTATGGGATGATGTGAATTTTTATGAAGAAAAAGACCGCATCCATCCTACCCAAAAACCACAAAAACTGCTTGCAAGACTAATTCTTGCAAGCAGTGATGAGGACGATATTGTTTTAGATCCATTTATGGGTGGAGGTTCAACAGCCTTGGCTTGTATTAATAACAAGCGTAATTATATTGGATTTGAAATAGAACAAGAGTATTACGAAAAGTCGTTAGAACGATTAGCATGTAGACAGATGACGCTATTATAATTATCTTAAATCGATAAACTGTGAGCGTAACGATAGTGG